CGAACTTTTAATTCAGTATTTTCTAAAAATACTTGAATAGCATCTGCCGCTGACATTGAGAAACAATCAGTTTTTACTCTGATATAAGTAACACCGTTACTGACCTGTTTAGCAGCAGGATAGTCTGCTGTGTCTCCGTCAATAAAATATACTGTTCCGCCTTTCTCTGGGTCAGCAAAGTTATACATCACTGTGTTGGTGGTAACGTTGCTGATTAATAATAAATCTTCTAATTCAATTTTACCTAGCACTGCAATACGAGCAAGTTGAACATCTTCTGCGGGTAACACTGATAGTCCGGTTGTGATCACATCAACCACAATGTCTAATAAAGCAGTCACTCTGGTCTTAGAAGCTGCTTCACCATTTAAATCTGTGTCAATGACTTGCTCTTCTTCTGTTTGTTGCACTCTTTCCACAGCAAGATTGTCAATGACAAAGTCATTTAAAAGATCTGTCACAAACAAGTATGTTTCGTATTCTGGCAGTCTGCTGCCGTCAATTTGAGGAGTTGTTCCATTCCAATATCTTGAAGACACTCTGCGAATTTCTTCATTGCCGCCGTATCTTAAATCACTTAATAACGCATCAATAACATAACCAGAGTCTCTGCGACACTTTGCTGCGTTAAACACGTATCCAGCAAATCCATTTGCTGTTTCAATAACTGCCGCTTTGGCGTTGCCAATTGCTGTTGCGGCCGTGAGTAATTCAGACGACACTCCTAATGATGATAGTGTAGGTGCAGTTCTTGTGCCTGGTAATGAACTAGTTCCATTGTTGATAACATCTTTGATAACAATAGCTAGATTATAAACAGCAGTTGCATCTGTAGATCCAGCATTATTTCCAGATGTTACCTGTGTTAATGCATTTCCTGCACTTTTGGTAATTGAAGTTCCCTGCACAATCTGACTTAAAATCTGTGCTAGATAGTCGTAGGCAGAAACAGTCTGTGCCTTATGTGTAGGATCGATACCAGGATTTAGTGCTGGATCAAAGTAAAAGAAGAATCTTGCATTGTCATAGGTAGCAGAGTTGCCGCCGTATAAAATATCATAGGCAAAAGAATACACTGCATACTTGACATCTCGAGAACATTTTACAGGGTCATGATCTGATCCAGGATAGTTAGCAGCTACCCATGCATTGATTTCTGCAGCAATAAAATTAACGTTGGCTACAAGTTTATCTTTGGCAGCAATTTGACTAGTAGTTACTCCCAATGAGGGGTTTGTAAAAATATGAGCATCGGCAGCAGTTCTACCGTTTTGTGCAATATCCACAATCTCATTATAGTAACTGGTCAATCTTGTTGTTGGAGTAGCAACACCCGAAATACCCGATCTAGTTAACATGTCATCTCTGACACGCTGAATAGTTCTAATAACTGTTCCAGAAATATAATCTGAATTATATTCTGCAAGCCCTTGGAAAATAGCGTTGTAATTTGTGTTAAGAGCCATGTCAAACACAGATGCATCGATGATGTATCCTAAGTCTCTAGCACATTTAGTAGCGTCGGCAACCTGATTGGTATTGAAAGATGTGATTTCGCTGAGAATAAATTCTCGATTATTGTGTATTGCTTGCCATGCATCTGGATAAGCGTTATAGGTTAGACCTCTACCAGGTGTAAAAACATAATTTTTAACTAATTTTTTTGCCATTTAATTTTTCCTCAAACTCCGAATGCCATTGAAAATGCTAATGCTTTTGAATCTACATAAGATTTATTTGCTGCATGATTTGGTTGTGTTGGGCTTGTTGCTATATTTACATCTCCGCCAACATGAACACTGCCTCCTACGGCAGCGCCTCCAGTTACTACAAAGGCTCCGGTAGTTGTTGATGTCGAAGCTGTGCTGTCAGTGATTTTTGTTTGAGCTCCAACATTTAATCTTCCACCAATACCTACTCCACCGTCTACAATAACTGAACCAGTTGTAGGCGATGTGCTAGTTGTTGTTGAATTTACATATAATTCAAATGTTCCTAATGTATCTGTAGCATTATCCCATACTAGATTAGCTGTGCCACCAAATACACCATTATTGTTAAACTGAATGTTGCCGTCTGAACCGCCTGGGGGATTCGATGCTCCGCCCCCACCGCCTCCAGTTACTGTGGCCCAGCTTAATGTTCCAGATCCGTTTGTGGTCAACACTTGACCTATTGTGCCGTCTGTGGCAGGTAATGTCCAAACGGTATTTGTTGTTACGTTAGTTGGTGCTCGGAAGCCGATATGTTGTGTATTATCATTGTCCCAGAATCGTATTTCGCCTCTAAATCTAGCATTAATATTTGTGCCAACAAATAAATCTCCACCAATACCCACACCGCCTAAAACTCTTACTGCGCCAGTAACTGATGAAGTGCTGGCAGTATTGTTGTTTACAAACAATGGATTACTAATTGTTCCACCATTGAATGTCGATGATAAAGTTATAGGCGACCACTGTTGCTGTGCAGTATTATAAGCTAAAACATCGCCATTGGCAGCACCTGCTGTGGCACCAACATCGCTTAGATCAGATAACTGATGATTTGTAATATCGTCTACTTGACCGTTGATAACATTTGATACTGTAAGATCTGTTAATGTTAGGCCAGTTTGACTCTTGATACCCCAATATGTTCCAGACCATTCCCAAGTGTCTACACCGTTGGTAACTATTTGCCCAACTGTTGGTGAGCTAGGAAATGCCAGGGCAGCAGGCGTTCCCTGCTGATTGTAAAAACTTGAAGTGGGTTGAACCCACTGATTGCTATTGCCATCGTTGTAATAAACAAACAATCTGCCGTTTGTGGTGTTAAACCACATAGCTCCAATTTGAGCAATAGGTGGAACTGTGGCGCTAGGCTGCGCTCCAATTACGCCTTCTACGTTGGTTAGGTCTGCTCTTAGAAGGGCAAACCCTCCGGGTTCGACCCCGTCAAAAAGTCTTAGAGCATTGTCTTCTCGGTCGTAAAAGATCTCACCGCGAGAGCCCAACTTTCTATCTAAGAATGCTTGTTCTCTGGGTATTATTCTTACGCTGTCTAGAATAGGGTTACGATCTGTCGCCATGTTTGGAATCCATTATGATTATATATTTATCGCGGAGTTAAAAACGGTGTTCTAGTTTGCACACAGCTAAAAACTACACACATAAATACCCTACAGGATATTTTAACCATGGATTTAAACAAAGACATTGCCGTGTTTGACGGCATAATGACCCCCACGGAATGCCAAGTTCTCATAGATCACTATGAAAACATGGCCGCCCTAAATCTCAGTTATAGTCGTCTTCAAATAGGCGATGCTCCTGGACATAAAAAAAGCGACAGGGCAGTGTTTGTTTTAGAGCAACAGAGTTTGAGATTTACTCCAGATACAAGTTTTATTACTTATTTTATGGAACGTTTTTGGAGCTGTTATAATCAATATATAGAACATTACAGCATACTATCCGAAGCTAGCAAACATCAAGTTCGAATGATGAAACTACAAAAAACACTGCCCGGACAAGGGTATCATGTTTGGCATTTTGAGTCAGATAGCCTAGAAAGATCAGGTCGAGTATTATCTTGGGGATTGTATCTTAATACTATTGAGCAGGGCGGGGAAACAGAATTCCTATACCAAGGAGTAAGAATTCCAGCAACACAGGGCACACTGGTTATTTGGCCTGCGGGTTTTACACATACCCATAGGGGAAATCCTCCGCTAAGTGGTGAAAAATATCTCCTTACAGGTTGGGTAGAGTTCTAATGGAAGTATTAGAGTTATTTCCCACCGAAGTTTTTGTTTTTAAAAATACCGACGTTGATAATCAACGGCTAATTGCAGAATTAGACAAGTTAGATAATATAAAAATTAAAAAAACTTCTACCCTTAGTATGATTGTGGATCTTAGAAGTCATCCAGAATTTAAAGAATTGTTTGCTTGGTTTAATCAATGTTTAAATTCTGTCAAAGAGCATATGAAATATGACTGTGATAGTTTAGAAATCACCAATAGTTGGTTTAATGTAGCTCTTGCAAATTATCAAATGTATCAAAACGTGCATAGGCATTCAATGAGTATGTGGAGTGCGGTTTATTATCTCAGTGAAGGATCACCCACTGAGTTTGAAGATCCAGTTATACATAGAACACAAGCTCAATTAGAAGTATTAAGATTTGACTATAATCCTTTTTACAGAATAAATCCAGAACCGGGTAAACTAGTTTTATTTCCTAGCTGGTTATACCATAGTAGTTTACCGCACTTCGGTGACAAGCATAGATATATTATTAGTTTTAATACTTTGCCTAATGGCAAAATTAATCACAACTTGGCTACAGATTCAAAAGCAACCTTAAGGATAATCAATGATTAACGATGTTATAGTATTAGGAGGTGGCAATGCAGGACTAATGTCTGCTTTGTATTTGAAAACAGCCCTTCCATCTTTAGCAATTAGGCTTATTAAATCTAAAAAAATTGGCACTATCGGTGTCGGTGAAGGCAGCACCGAGCACTGGACAAGATTTGCTCAAGCTGTTGGAATTAGTATGGCAGAATTAATTAATGAATGTGGTGCTACTATTAAGATTGGAATTAAATTTGAAAACTGGCACGGAGATGGCACCAGTTATTTTCATAGTCTTCCAGAATTTTTATTATGGATGGATCAATATTCTGGGGCTCCGTATACTATGATGCGGTTGATTGGTGACGGAATTCCGCCTGGAAAATTGCATTGGGATCTTACAATGCAAGGATATTTAAGGGAACCGTTAACAGATTATTATCAGTTTCATTTCGATAGTGAAAAATTAAATGCGTTTTTAGAAAAAAAATGCAATATGTTAGGTATTCAAATTATCGAAGCAGAAATAACAAATCCTATAATCGACAATGATGGGTTTGTTACGTCAATTATTGACGACCATGGCACTAGTTATTCTGCAGATTTTTTTATTGACAGCAGCGGATTTAAACGTGTAATAGCTTCTAAGCTAGGTGCAGCTTGGGTTGACTGGTCAAAATATCTACCTTTAAATTCTGCTATTGCTTTTCAAACATCTTATGAAGAAGAGATACCGCCATATACTTTAGCCAAAGCTATGGATGCAGGTTGGCATTGGCGCAGTCCTGTGCAGGATAGATTCGGCAACGGTTATGTATTCAGTGATAATTTTATTTCCGAACAGCAGGCTGTAGACGAGATACAAAAACATTTTAAAGATACTATAAAAATTGGCAGAAAAATTAATTATGTTTCAGGCAAAGTTAATCAGGCATGGATTAAAAATTGTGTATCTATTGGATTGAGCAGTAATTTTGTTGAACCGTTAGAAGCATCTAGTATATCAACAACTATAAAACAATTACAACTCTTGACAGGTTCTTTATGGAACTGGGATCGAGAAGATACCGGAACTATCAAAGAGTATAACAGAATAGTCGATGATATGATGTCAAATATTTTAGATTTTATACAGTTACATTATTTCACCGAACGCAATGATACTGAGTTTTGGCGTTGGTGTAAAAATGAAATGACAATGACTGATTTTAACAAGGAAAATCTTGAAAATTTTAAGAAAAATTTTGTAAATCAAATAATATTGCCCGAAGACGGATTAATGAGTAATTTTAGAATCTATGATTGTCTTAATTGGATACAAGTTATGCATGGATTAAGAATGTTCGACACAGCTAGTATTAAAGCAAGATATGAAAAATACTACAGTCGATTTAGAAAAGATGACGAAGAGATGTTACTTCAAATAGAAACTGAGCCGACTCGGGGGTGGATGACCTGTAGAGAGGCTGTTAATCATATTAAAAAAATGAGTAATGTTGAGGTTAGTTATAAATTATGATTGATTCATTATGTATTGTAGGCGGTGGAACCAGTGGTCTAGTCTCAGCACTAATGTTGAGACACTCGTGGCCTGAATTAAAAATCACAGTGATCGAATCTAGCCAAATTGGAATTATAGGCGTTGGCGAAGGCAGCACAGAGCATTGGAAAAAATTCATCGATCACGTAGGTATTTCTGTTCCGGAATTGATGAGAGAATGCGGAGCTACTTATAAAGTTGGAATTAAATTTACCAATTGGCACGGCGACGGAACTCACTATTTTCATAGTTTAAGTGAACAGTTTGGACACCATTCTAAAGAAAGCGGGTTACCGGTTACTTGGATTTATATGACTGGGGAAAATTATGACCCTTTAGACACATCGTGGAGTTTGAGTCAAAAAAGTTATCATACAGAACCATTACATGATATTCTAGCACAATATCACTTTGATACTTTTAAGTTAAACGAGTTTTTACATAAAAAATGTCGAGAACGAAATATAAATTTTGTAGACACTGAGGTAGAACAAGTAATTTTAGACAATCAAGGTCATGTTAAAGAGTTAAAAGACAAGCAAGGTAATATCCACGAATATGATTTCTATATAGATTGCAGCGGATTTAGACGTGTGATAGGCACAGCTCTAGGAACACAGTGGGTAGATTGCACTAAACAATTACCAATGAATTCTGCTATTGCATTTCCTACTGGGTATACAGAAGACATCCCTTCATATACAGAAGCCACTGCGCTTGGCAGTGGTTGGGTATGGCGCATACCTACTCAAGAAAGATACGGTAACGGATATGTATTTTGTGATGAGTTTATAAATGAGGACCAAGCCTATGCTGAAGTCTCTGCTCATTACAAAGAAAATCTTAATATAACAGATGAACTAAAAATAGGTAAACGAGTAAAGTTTGGTGCTGGATATGTTAAAGAATTCTGGATTAAAAATTGTGTCCAGGTAGGACTAAGCGGCATATTTGTTGAGCCATTAGAAGCATCTAGTATAGGAACCACTATACAACAATGTTTTATTTTAACTCCAGCTTTATTTTTTTATGAAAAGGGCGAAGACATTACTGCAAAAAAATACAATGAGCAGATGTCGGCAATCGCTTTGAATATTGTAGATTTTATTCAGTTACATTATTTTACTCAAAGAGATGACACCGAGTTTTGGCGCTGGTGTAAAAATGAAATAGTTAAAACAGATTTTAATAGAGAATATTTGGAATATTTTAAAAAATCCTTTCCTAATGTTTATCACTTTAATGTTCCATTACTATTATTCAGTCATTTAAATTATGCACAAGTCATGCACGGATTAAGAATGTTTAATCACACAAGCATCAAAGAAAAGTATGATAAGCACATGCAAAGATATACCGAATTATCTTTAGAAAATATTAAATTTGCTAAACAAACAGAAAATTTAGAAGTTGATGTATTTTCTCACAGACAATCTATTAATAGACTAAAGGAAAGATTCAATGAAGTCCAATACAAATTCTAAAGCAGTTATATTAGGAGGCGGCACCGCAGGTTGGCTCACTGCTCTATTTGTTGATAGATATTTTCCTGAAGTTGATGTTGTTGTAGTTGAGAATCCTAATCAACCTCCAATTATAGCAGGCGAAAGTGGAACCACTACATTTGTTACACTTCTTAAAAATTTAAAAATCGATATTAATGATTTTATTAAAAATGTAAATGCTACTCCAAAGGTAGGCGGTTATTTTAAAAACTGGAATGGGGTGGGCACTGAATTTATACATGCTCTTCAGACTGACCATGCTCCATGGTTAGACGGTTGGGAAGATTATGTTAAATCTGCTCCAGAGGAAGAACTTAGCATTGGTTCAATGTATTCAATAATGAATAACGAGCATACCAAGGACATATATTTAAAAACAATAATTGCTAATGATATTCCGTTGACGAATGCATTTTATGCCACACAATTTATAAAAAATCAAAAAGTTCCTTTTGGTGCTGAATCTGAACTACCATGTGTGCCTATGTGGCATTTTGAAAGCAGAGGTGCAGCAGCATATTTTAAAAGTATTGCTCTTTCAAGAGGAATTAAATTAATTGAAGGAGTATATACACATTCTACATTAAAAGACAACGGCGACATAGCAGCAATTAATTTAGAAGAAGGTATGTCTTTATCAGCTGATTGGTTTTTTGATTGTTCTGGTTTTGCTAGATTATTGTTAGGGAAAGTTTTAAAAGAACCGATCATCGATTATTCTAATTACTTTCCCGCCCGAGCAGTTGTAGCATGGTGGGACAAACCTTGTTATTGTGTTACCACTAACGCCACTGCAATGAAATATGGGTGGTCATGGAATATTAATCTTAGACATAGATCCGGTAATGGTTACATCTATGATCCAGATCACTTGACATTAGATCAAGCCTTAGATGAAGCACGTCAAGAATTTGGAGAGCACATCGAACCTATAGCAAATTTTCAATTTACTCCCGGAATGATGAAAAACGCATGGAGAAATAATGTCATAGCTATTGGGTTAAGTAGCGGATTTTTAGAGCCGTTAGAAGCCAACGGTGTAGCAGTTATTATCGAAAGTTTGTATTGTTTACAAGATCACTGGAAGCCTCATACTGAATTATTAAGAAGAGAAAGGATTGAAAGATTTAATTTGCGTGTTTGGAATATCACTGAAGATATTAAAGACTTTCTTGCATTACATTATCGAGGCCATAGAAGAGATACAGATTTTTGGAAAAGTCACGGCAATGACGAGTTTAGAATTCCCGAAAGTCTTAAAGCAAAGTTAAACGACTGGGCTGAATATTTTAACGGAACCAAGGGGGAACCGTGGTTGCACGGATATAGTCCTACTGCATGGTTAATGGTTTTACAAGGTCTAAAAATATTTGATAGTGCTACCTTAGCAAATATTCATAAAAAAGCCTTGCCAATAGGCGAAAAGGTGCTAAATATCAACGAAGCCCGTTATAGGGATCTTGTCGCTCCATTTTGGACGATCGAAGAGTGGATACAGCGGACAGCATAAATATATACTGTAAGGAGATTATAATGCCAACCTATAAAATGATTTTAAGAAAAGCAGAACCAGCAGGAACGCTGGCAGTTGAAGAAGATTTTTGTGAAGCTAAATCTAGAGATGAAGCTCAGAAAATTTTTGAAGAACGCCACGGCAGCGGACGCACTGTTGCTGGGCCAATGAAAGTAGAAAACCCAAGCTAAATTTATAAGCCAGTGTTTTTGAGCCAGTCTCTTACACTGGCTATTCTTTTGATTTCATCTTGGACCCTAAAGTCTGCCGATTCAAACGGCATTCCTAATAATGGTCTAGTATCCCACTTTAACCAAGAACTAGGTCCGTTAACATCAACATATTGCAAAAATGCTAGTATTTGTTTTTCACTAGGTAACGGATCCCTCCAGTGTTCGTGTTTTCTTCCAGAGTAAATTGCAATATCTCCAACTTCTAGATCTAGTTGGTGAACAACTCCTTCTGAATTTTTAACATACAACGGCCAATCAACATCTTTTTGTAAACACACAGATACTGTCACTTCTGAGGTTTCCCTATCAACGTGTTTCTGTAGTTCGCTGCCTTTGTAATATATTCTAGCATATGAGTATGTAGGATATAATTTCATATCTACTGCTTCTTCAATTACTGGTTGCAGCCAAACACTCAATGCTTCCATCATTAACGGACTATATCTGGCAAAGGTATTTTCGCAGAGATCAGCTAAACTTTCACCGGGATATATGTGTTTACATACAGCTTCCATCATTTCAAATTCTAGTGCAAGAAACTTGCATAAGTTTGCGTCTACTGCATTTTTTATTATTATGTAATCTTTATTCATGGTAATGGAATTAAACTCATGTTTACAAATGGACGTTCGATATAGTTAGTTATAATAGGACTGTTAGGAACAGTGTGTATGTCATAGCCAATAGTAGTTCTTACACCTTCAAACGGCTCTAGTATTTCAACTTTATGTAGTCTGTTTCCGGGTCCAAAATATATTTGTCCTGGTTTATTTACAATTTCATAATTTTCAAAAATAGTTTTTGTATTTTTTGGATCTATTGAAATATATCCGTGGTAATCAAATTCATGATGATGCCAATCTAACACCTGGTCAGCAGTGTGGTAATTTAACCATGCTTCAATCCACAGGGGTCTATCCCAACCCAGTTGTGATCTAACAACGTTTCGCAATTCAGAAAATATTTTATAAAAATTAGTCGAAGGAGCGGTTAATGCAAATATGTTATACTTAGAATATGACCAAGTAGAATCTTCGTTAGGAAACAATCGTTTAAAATTTTCATGTGCTACTCTAAGATCTTCAAAAATATCTGTTAAATTATCTGCAATAAAATCACATTGACGCACAATATATTGATCAGCATCGTTGTTAAACCGATGCCTTTGTGGCATTTGATAATTTAATTTTATATCATTCACAGAACTTTTCCTAAGTTCATATTAATCACACAACGATATTTGTGATTCCTTACTGGACTAGAACTATGATAATATTTTCCAGGAAATACTAATAGCTTTCCTCTTTGAGGTGTTATTCGTTGTTTTACAGTAAATTCATTGTTCTTGATAGTTGTAATATCTTGTTGGCCTGAATCATACTCATTGTTGGTTTCATTAAAAATCACAGTGTCGCCGTCTGTGTCATTGACATAATAAATTGCATTATAGTGTGGCATAAAACTGTCGATATGAGGCATATGCCAATCTAATTTTGATTCGGGGTTGGCTAAGGTCATATTAGCTCGCATCCTGATTAACATATCAAACGGAATGTTTACTTTACTAGTAATACTAAGCACCAGTGGATAGAATAACTGAAAGAAGTTACTCTGAGTTGTTTGATGTTCGTAGAAAAAATGGTTAAATCCAGCATGGTTATTATCGTTGTCTAAGAATACATCGTCACCAGAAACCATATTTTTGTTAAACACCCAAGGAAATTCCATACCAGTCATTACTGTTTCAATGTGACGTTGATAGTCTATGGGTATAAAATTTTCAATTTCAATAATATCGCTCATTTTCTTTTTAAATTTCCTGAAATAGATATTCTTGGTTCGTCAGAAGTAGAAAAAGGATATACTGTATGCTGTAAAGAACTAGGAAAAATAAACACATAACCTTCGTAGCTGTTATCCACGGGAAACTCTGCTTCTCTAATTTCACCAAATATATTAGTGTATATAAACGAAAACATTCCTGCTCTAGGGGCATTTGAATTTTTACAGTTTTGTCTAGCAATCTCGTCGCCTATTAGATATGGGACTTTTATCCATAGAGCAAAACTAAACACACCGTCATGACTATGCATAGGATTAAATTCGTTTTTATATTGAATATTAACCCAATGACTATAAAGTTCTAAATCGTCTGATCTTAAATCTTTAGTTGTATAGGTAATATTCCAATTCTTAGTGTATGCTTGGCATTGTTCAATTAAAAACTGTTCTAGCTGATCTTTATTTTTTTCTAATTTAAATTCTAACGTTATATTTCCAGCTAGGTTATTATTAAAAGGCGTAGCTGTTTGATAGTCTAGCTCGTTGATTTCTTTTGTTAGGTTAAGTAATAGCTCGTCAGGAATACGGGCTTTAACAAACCCGTAATTTGCAAAATTTCCAAACAGTGTTGTTATTTCCATATTCCAAAAAATGTTATAGTTAAACGCGAATCTTCTTTTGAAGTTCCAAAAAAGTTATCAGCACCGTGCCATTCGTTAGGATGAAACATTATACATCTATTAAATTCATTTTCTACAGTCATAGTTTTTTTAAAATAACTTTTTTGTCGTAGTTTATCTGCTGTATAATCTTTTCTACTTTCTGCTGGAGTTGAAAATTCTTCTTCAAGCAAATGACTAAACGTCTCCTGTGCAGGATTGGTCATACGATAAAAACTGGTGCCGGAATTAGGTGCTGGGGTTGGGTTTAAGTAAATTAATCCTGCAATGTTATAATGAGGCTCGTCTTGATGTAGCCAGCCTTGTTTATAAGTCTCGTCAATTAACGAAAACGAAACTTCTAAATGCGAAAATCCAGAGCCGCCGTGGCAATGCTTTATTAGTTTGCTGGCAAATGAAGAAAACAAGTCTGGATTAATCTCTGACAGTAATTGTGACTTTTGTCCAGGCCACGGAGAAGAATCTTCTCTATAATATTCTTGACTCAATGCAAACTCTCTCCATAATTCTGGAGATTCTAAAAATATATCTATAACTTTAATCGGAGTGTATGGTATTTTCATCTTGCTCTAATAAAAAAGACCTGTGTTAATCTTGAATCAACAAAGTTTTCGCCAAAGAATTTTTCAGCACTATGCCAATTCCTAGGATCAAATATAATACATCTATTATAAACACTTTCAATCTCTATACTTTTTGTAAAATGTGCTACTTGCTCTTGTCTATACTTTGCAAATGTTTCTCGTTCTTCAGGAGTAGATAACAATACATCATCCATAAACAATTGTGAATATTGTTCACCATTAAAATCATCTTGATCTTGATAGATCACAGTTCCTGATCCTAAAGGAGCATCTTTGTTTAGATAAATTAAACCAGCTATATTTAATCTTGGATCGTCATCATGCACCCAGCCTCGACCGTATGTGTTATCAATGTGTTGAAAAGTTGTTTGCAATTCATCAAAGTGTGTAAAACCGTATTGGCGCACAACCATTAGCAGTTTTCTCATAGTTACACGAAATATATTTTCATCAAGTTCATGTAGCATCTTTGATCGCAATCCGGGCCAGCTGCCTCTTTCACCTTTAAAATATTCTTGACGTAATGCAAATTCTCTCCATACATCAGGGTCCTCGTAAAAGTTATCGATGACCATTGTAGGTAGGTATGGAAACACGTATCTGTTTTTAATTCCAGAATTTTTAATAAATTCTGCACTTTGAGAATTTTGTTGTTTTAGTTGCTCTACGTGCTTATCCATTTTTTTCTGCTGTGAAGTTTATAGTCAATGCTATTCTTTTAGTAAACATCTTAGGACAGGTGCTAGCATGATAATGCCAACCATTAAACATTACCATCTTTCCCTTGTCGGGAGTGCTTTTATGAAGCACGTTATATTTTTCTGATTCTTCTAATTCTTTAAAAATCACAGTGTCGCCGTCTGTTTTGTTGACATAATAAACAATTGTATAATGTTCTTGATCAAAATCTCTGTGTGGATTATTATGTTTGTAAGGTAAACTAGGAAACATATACTTTGTGTTTAATAGAAATCCCATACGCATCCGTAAAAGATTAACTAATTTAAAACCTGCCTTATCTAAACATTGATTTAATAAAGGCATAAAAAAATCAACATGCGGATTTGTTTCATTATTAGGATGATATATTAAATTTACAAAACCAGGAGTTGAAGTTTGCGGATCATTAGTTGCATGTTCAAAGGTAGTATCCCCTAAAAAATGCCAGGGGAATTTTACATCTGTGACATAATTATAAATTTGATTTTGATATTCTTTATCAACAACGTCAAATATTTCAATTGGTTTAAACATCTGTATTAATCCTATAAAAATTTCTATCAACTGAATTAGTTGTGGGATCGTTCGGAAATCTATTCCAACACGGTATACTCATACTTAAGCGTTTACCTTCTGGGTAAGCACAATGATACATTCTACTAGGAATATAAAGTGCGTCTCCGGGTTCCAACGTAACTTCGATAGCGATCTCAAGATCTTCTTCTTTTAATCTACCATTCATTGCACCTGTTCTATACATATATGATATTCTGTTATTAAAAATCTTCCATTTAGTTTTTCCTTCAACCTGTATGATAAAATTGCAAGGATAGTCGTCATGTATAGTAAATGATTTAGAATTGTGCAATCCGCAGTATACATGGATAGCGGAATTTACCTGATAGGTTGTCTCAAATATTTTTAATAACTCCATAGTTTTTTGACTATAGAATCCGTAATTCATAATAACTAAGCCTGCACCTTGATGAAACTTTTCAAAAAGAAAACCCTTGTCTTGTATTTCTCTATCCCATATCCATGCTTTTTTATGCTGTGGAATATCAAGTTTAGTATTATATTGATCTATCATTTCAAATTGATAGAGATAAGGATTATTAAGACAAACTTCTACATCAGCCCATGTGAGATATTCTTCGGGGTTTTTGACCAGCTGCTTAAAAAAATGCGGCTTATCGTCTACTAATAAATTAGTTTCGTTGAGAAGCCGTTGGCCAATATCGTTCATCGTCTATCCTAATTAATTTTATGTTAAAAGAAATACTAATTCGATCTTCGTCTAACTCGTTTCTTTCAACACCATGCGGCAAAAATCCTGGAAACATTATTAACTTTCCTGAAGAAGGTTCAAATGTTATAGCACTAGCACTGATAGGAGTATATTTGTCAACTGCTGCCTGTGAAGATATAATGTAATCTTGATAATAGCTTTTATAAAAATTTAGATTACCGTGACCTCTTTTTGCTTTGACATAATATGCTCCAGAAATAAAAGAGTTATCGTGTATATGAACCGAGTTAGTGCATCCTTTTTCGTTAATATTAATCCACATATTTTCCATTACTATAATGCAACAGTTTTCTTTATACCCGTAGTCTCTATAACAGTTAGCTGCTTGATCCATTATTCTTTTTTCTAATTCTGCAACTTCAGAATGGGTGCCGGGACGAAAGTCCATACTTTGCCAACCGCCTTGGTTACTTAATTTTCTTCCAACTGGGTCTTCTTTTCTTAGTCTATATGCTAGTGCTTCGATGGGCAAGTTATCTATTTCAGTTTGCTCCCACCACACCGGAGTTGGAAAATAATAATCTAAGTTCATAGAAAAATATCTCTCATAAAAGTTTCTTTGGCCAATTCATGACTAAAAGCAAATGCGTGACTCCATCTAAAATCTACATTGTTGTTAACATAGGCGGAGTGGTGTATGTTTGCTTTATACATAGTCATGGTGTTTATTTTTGTTGGGGCTGCACCAACTAATTCAAAACCCCAACGTTTTAATTCCTCATCCGGGTAGTTAAACCATTCTATTCTTTTAGGATTTTCAGCCATTGCTACCCATTCTTTATACATTTTATGATCGGCGTCTATTTGAAAATCATAAACTTCACGATGCATTTTACCTGTATACTTATAAAGTTTAGTAGAACTATCTTCTATATCGTGATCAGTAAACCACATATTCGCCACTAGTCCGTAAACATAATCAATATGCGGTATTCTCCAACAAGAAATTGGTTTATTAATATTTTTTCTGTATAAGTTACCCCATTCGTGTATCTGCGGGTCTACAATACTGTTGGTAACATTTTGAATGTAAAAATCTTTTATTAAGAAACAAATATCTTTGTATATCCAATCTGGTAGATGTATTGTGTCAAACGGATTTGGATCAAAATTGTTTGGGTGACTGTTATCTTTTTGTATGGGAAATGTTGATATTAAATTTTTATACGTGTCTAACAACGAATCTTCAAACGGTAATTCAGTTACCCAATAACCGATGTCATCTTCTAAATGAACGTATTCTGTTTTCCAATCGTTAAGGTTTTTGATCTTAATGACCTTGTCAAAATTATTAGCATCGGGATAACAAACTTTAAAATCTGTCATTTTATATTAAAAGTCATTACGTATCTATTTTCTTGAGATTGACTAGGCTGAACTCTATGCCTTAACCATCCAGGAAAAATTATTACATCGTTAGTAGCAACAGGTATTTCTTTATAAAGTATTTCTTCTGGTTCAATAGGCCAACTGGTAAAATGATATTCTAGGGGATCTTTAAACTCTATATTGCCGGAGTTCGGTGGACAATTTAAATAACAACTAACAACAAATGTAGAAAAATTATGATTATGTTCTTCAGTTATTCCGCCATACCCGTGTCTGTTAATCCATGATTGTGTTACTACAGATTGTCTCTCAACAAACTTGTAAGTATCTTTTATAGATTCAAACTTCTCTCCTAACCATTGTTGAAAATTGGCTAGTTCTTCCCAGGTATGCGGTTGCAATTCTTGATCAACTGAAACTGTAGATACTGCATTACCTTTTTCTAATTTAGAATTTATTTCAATTAAAGAAAATAGATTGTCAATTTTTGATTTTAATTTTTCATAATTAAAATCGTATTGATATTTCCATATATACGATGGAAATAAGAATGTATCGCCATTATTAAGCTGTAACACTCTGGGTTTCTCCAAAGGTCTCAATTGCTAATGTAATGCCCATAATTACTCCTTCCATTTTTAAAATGTCAGTAGCTAGGTCTTGTCTTTTAGTGAAATCAATAGAAGTAATTCCATAAGGATTTAATTTTACATTGGCAAATTCTTCTTCTAATTTTTTTAATTCTTCTTCTTTGGTTGCTTTTTCAGCAGTGACATTTGCTAATGTTGTATGCATAACTTGTAAGTAACTCATAATTTTTCCTTTTTAAAATTTTTAAGTATAGAAATAGATCTTGTTAATCTATTGGCCAAACTGTCTGAATTTAGAAAAACACAATTAGCTGCATAATTAAATGCCTGTTCTTTTTCTAAATCTGCTTCTTGGAATTTGTCAATAACGACATCATAATTAGCTAGACTAAGGCTTTGTCTTGGAATTGGTATTATTTGCACCAACGGTGTTCCTGCTCTAACTAATGTTTTTGAATTCATATCTTTCCAAAAAAGTTGAATGTTTAATACGTGACCATATTTTGTATCTAAAATTCCATGTGCTGCTTGAAATCTATGTTCATTGTTATAGGTCACTGGCATGAATAATAATACTATATCATCACTGGCTTCAACTCTCCAAGGTGTTTCTAATTTTACAACTGTTTTAAGTGTATTGTCTGGATCGTCTAGTAGAGGTTCGGACTGACTGCGTGTATGCGAAGAAACATATGCATCTCTACCCGGACTTACTTTACTAAATCGATAAGGTTCCATCCATTCCATACTCACTCCGTCACCGTTTGTTTGAATGATAAAGTCAGAAGGTGCTGGAACTATCCAACCAGTAGAAATAATTTTACGAATTCCTGGACAATTTTTTGAACTTAGTGTCTCTGGACGATCTCCCACCTGATCAGATGCCATAAAGTTTCTTTTTAAACTAGAAGCATTTATAATAGGGAATATATCAACCACACCGGGTTCTAAAGAATAAAATCTTACAAAAGATTTTTTCTCTTTTCGCATCCAACCAAATAATTTCTTACAGAGTGTAGTCATCCTTGCCGCCGTAAATATTATCTTTTAAAAATTGATAATGACTAGGTAATTGTTTTACATAATCGATTATAAAATCTCTGTATTCTTCATACCTACGTTTAGTATAATTAATATCTTCTTCTTTGCGTAAAACATCTATCCTATCTCCGCTGTAATAAATTAACTCCGGAGTTGATATCGACTTTACACCCATTCCAGCGGCAATAAAATTATTACCAACATAGTCCGGAACATACGCTTGATAGTTTGCTAAATTACCTAATAAGTTAGCAAATTGTGCTTGTTTTAAAATCACATCTCCTTGCATCTCTGGACAGTATTCATTTAACTGAGTGCACCAACGCCAATATGGTGTATCTGTCCTCATAGACAACGCATAGTGTTGTGCAACGAAATCTCTAAATTTTGTAACTTCGTAATCAACTGCAAAATTAAAACCTTCAACTTCGCTTCGGGTAACATAACCGTTTCTTCTATTTAGGCTTTCGACAAGTTTAATAACGTTTTCGTGTGTGGTTAGCAGACCAGTCGATTCAAGGGGCTCAACAAATCCGTAGCTCAAGCCAACACCTACAACATTATGCACCCACGCTCTACGACGTTTTCCATGTTTAATATTAATTTCAAACATGTCAGCATTTTCTGCAATTTCAGGACCGTGCTGTTTTGCAATGTGTTCTCTAAATTCTTTTTTGGCCTCTTCTGGAGTTGTGAATCTTGTAGAGTAAACATATCCTGTGCCAATTCGATTCCATAACGGAATATACCATACCCACCCGTTACCAAGAGCATGGCAATCAGTGACATTTAACATCTGACGCTCTCTATCAGTATACGGCAATCTACAAGCCCATGCTCGATCATTAGCCAAGTATTTGTCAAAAGATTGAAACTGCTGTCCCATCCATTCTTCTAAAAGGATAGATTTAAAACCTGTGCAATCAATCCACAAATCCGATTCAGGTAATACTGAACCATCTTGACATAAAATACTAACAATATTACCTTGGCGATCTTTTTTATGACTATGAATATCGTTGATAATATGCTTTACTCCGTTAGGCAATGCAATATTTTCTTTTAACCATTGGCCAAACAACTGAGCATCAAGATGATATGCTGTATCGTTGGCAAACTCATAATTTCTTAGTATACCTTTTTCATTTCTAGATTGTTTTGAATATTTGGCAAGAAATGTATTTCCTGTGCAGTAAAATTCTGCAAATGTATTTGGGGTGTATTCTTCTGGGTATAAGGTTGCAAGTTCTGACCAAGATTGAAGTCCGCGAGGTTTATCTGTAAAGTCCAATCCTGCACTAAACGGATATTCAAAATGTGTGCCGTCGTTTTCTCTAAAATTAGTAAATCGAATAGAGTTTTTATAAGTGGCATTACATGCAGCCATCCAGTCTTCGTCTTTTAATCCTAAGAGATTTAAAAATTTATTAATGTGCCCTAGTGTGCTTTCGCCTACTCCAACAGTTCCTACCTTAGAAGATTCTACTAATGTAATTTCTAAATGTTTGCACAGTTTAGATAAAGCAGCAGCAGTCATCCAACCCGAACTGCCGCCTCCAATAATTGTCACTTTCTTAATTTGCATGAATAGTCCTTATACCAATGGTGCTTTATTTATATGCGTATTTTATAGTGGAAATAAAAAAAGGCATCCAAGATGCCTTTTTTTGTTCTAAAGCGGATTAGTATCTGCCTTGATATCCCTTCCAGCCTGGATATCTTACCCATGAAGGCATTTCCGTAGTTGACGGAACCGGATTGCGATTTGCACTTGGCTCTGTATTAGCCATAGATTCAATATATTCTTCCGGAGTCATTAAGAATTTTTCTTGAGTTGGTTTTGGAATCATGGATTTAACCATTATTTGATGCTGAAACCATTCGCTGTTTGTGTCTAAAACACCATTCTCTTTTATAGCATCAAAGATCATGCCTAATTGTGCGCCAGCATCACCGTATGCTACTTTACGTGCTACTTCGTTGTTAGTAAATGGGCCATCTCTTTCAACCCAAATCATTTTTTGTTGGCCTGGACTCCATTCTAAAGTCCAATCCATTGTGATATCGTCCGGGGCATCTACCCACGCCATTGTGGCTCCTGGACCTTCATAAATTTCGTGATCTTCGCCTGGTTCTACGACCTGAGAAACCCAGCCTTGATATCCTACTAATGCTTTTTTCATAACTTTTAATCTCCCAGATTATTTATATTCTTCAACTACTACAATTGCCGGACGGCCGTCTGAGCCTCTATGTCCGTGGAAATAACCACCTGTGCCACCGGTGCCCGGTGCTGCATGACCTTGATGATTATGTGAAAAATGTCCGCCTTGTGGATGACCGCTAGGTGCAGGTCCTCCAAAATGGCTGGTTCCGCCAGGGCCAAAACTATCGTGATGAGCTCCGCCAGAACCTGTATGTATATTTAAATCGCCTCCGCCAGCGCCGCCGCTAACACCACCGCTGTGTTGATTTTGTCTATTAGCACCGTGGCCGCCTTGTGCTGATGCGTATGGGCCAAAAGATGCATAATCGCCGTTTCCGCCTGCACCTGAGTAATATGTGCCACCACCGCCACCGCCAACATATACTGATACTGACGATATTCCGCTAACATCTAGCACACGTTCAGAATAACCGCCTGCACCTCCTGATTCACCGTGACCTGATGCGCCGCCTCCAGCAGCTTGGACTTTGACTCGAATGTATCTTACGCCACTTGGTCTATTCCATGTGCCACCGCCTGTAAAGACCTGCATACCAGAAAATCCTGCAACTGAATACTCTAGTCCGTTGTTAGATGCATTAGTTCTTAATACTGTATTTCCGCCACCAATACTAGTAAGTCCGGTGCCTCCTTTACCTACTGCAAGTGTTCCGGTTACTGTTGCTGATGCTAAATTTACTGCACCTGTGGCCATCTTTCCAGATGAGATCGCAGATGCAGTGATGTCTGCATCCGGAATCGATCTATCCGAAAGCTGACTAGTTCCAATCTGCAAATCAACAATTGCAGCACCGGTTAAATTTTTAAGTATCTGATAATTAAATGGCATTTTTTTACTCTATTAATAATATTCTGTAACTACAATAATTCCAGGGCGGCCATCTGATCCTCTATGTCCACTGAAGTAACCACTAGTTCCGCCAGTTCCTGGAGCTGAATGACCTTGGTGATTGTGCGCAAAGTGTCCGCCTTGTGGATGACCTGCGGGTGCAGCACCTCCAAAATATGTTGAACCGCCCATGCCAGAAGAACGTTGTTCGTGGCCACCGCCACATCCACCGTATAGATTTAAATCACCGCCCGAACCAACACCTGCTAGTCCGCCATTGTGATTGTTATGTCTATTACAACCATGGCCACCGCCAGCTGATACGTATGGACCAAACGATGAACTACCTGCATTGCCGCCTGCATTATTGTAGTATGTGCCACCACCACCGCCACCAATTGTTATACCTGCAGACGAAATACCTGTAACATCTAATACACGTTCTGCATAACCACCAGCAGCGCCAGATTCTCCATGGCCACCGCCACCACCGCCACCACCTTGCACTTGAACTTTGATATATCTTACACCACTTGGTCTATTCCATGTGCCGTTGCCTGTAAACACTACCATTCTATATATTCCGGCTGGTGCAAATTCTAAGGCATTGTTTGCAGAATTAGCTGCTAGAACTCTATATGCACCACTAAATCCTGTTATTCCAGTTCCGCCTTTACCTACCGGCAAAGTTCCCGAAACGGATGCTTGTGTTACATCAACAGCGCCTGAACCTAGTTCACTTGATGTGATTGTAGAATTAGCTAGTTTGGCATTAGTAACAGCATTTGTAGTTAAGTCTGCACCAATAATAGCAGAGTTAACCAATGCCGCTTGGCTTATATTTTTTAAACTTTGATAATTAAATGGCATCGATATCTCTCTTAATAAAAACTAGTAACAACAACTAGACCCGGTCTACCATCTGAACCTCTATGTCCGTGGAAGTGAGCTCCGGCTCCTCCTGTGCCTGGCGAACAATGTGTTTGGTGATTATGCGCAAAATGTCCGCCCTGTGGATGACTACTCGGTGCACCGCCGCCCCAAAATGTATCGGCATTGGATTGGGCACTTCGAGCATGATGGCTAAAGCCGCCGCCCATGTGTAAGTTTAAATTTCCACCTGATCCTGCACCACTAACACCACCGCTGTGTTGGTTTTGTCTGTTAGCACCATGACCACCACCTGCCGAAATGTATGGTCCAAATGCTGCATAATCTCCGTTACCGCCAGCGTTAGCATAATACGTGCCACCACCGCCGCCACCTACGTAAACACCCACTGATCCAATACCAGTAACGTCTAAATAACGTTCTGCATATCCACCAGCGCCACCGCCTTCTCCGTGACCAGATCCACCACCGCCGGCGCCTTGCACTTGAACTAATATGTATCTTACGCCACTTGGTCTATTCCATGTGCCACCGCCTGTAAAGACCTGCATACCTTGTATACCGTGTTGATTAAATTGTAAATTTGATCCGTCACTGTATAATGCTTGATAGGCTCCGCCTAGAGTAGTTCGATTTAAACCACCTTTATTAATAGGCAGTGTTCCTGTAGTAGTTGAAGAACCTAAATCAACTGCTCCCGAGCCTAGCTTTCCAGCAGTTACGTTTCCAAGTTGTATTTTTGTGCCTGTAACAGCACCATCGGCAATGTCTACAGAATCAATGGAGCCGTCAACGATAGCTTGATCGGTAATATTTTTTAATGACTGATAATTGAACGGCATTCTTTATTCCTTAGATAGCTTCTAGTAACCAACCTCTTGTTGCATCATAATAGACCATTCTAACGCTAGCACCGTTAGTGCTGATAGTCATTGTGTCTGCTTGACGCATAATTCTGTTACCGTTTGGATTAACGGTGCAGTTATTTGTTGCAAATGTTCCAGCAACATCGGTAATTTTAACAAAGTCGCCAGGATTTGGACTAGCAGGAAGTGTAATAGTCACTGCTGCGCTGTTGGTGTTTACCCAAAATGATCTATTAGCAACTACTGTTTGACTTGATGTAACATCTATTCTTTGGTAGTCGCCAACTGTAACCCAGGTAGAGCCGTTATAAATTTCTAGTTGTGCTGTTGATTGATTAAAAAAGGTAACTCCTGGGTTAACCGCAGTCGGTCGTTCGGCAGTTGTCCCCATGATATTGGCAGACATTGTTGCCTGAATACCTAATGATACTATTCTTCCCATGTTATTACGCTCCTATTAAGCTGTTGATGTTTCAATACCATACACCATAGCAGTAACGTTGATAGCACTTGAACGCACCACAACTAATTTTCCAGCGTCTAATACTAGACCTGTTCTTTCTAGAACACCGTTGGCTGTGATCTGAGCATCATATTCAATGAACTCAGCATTACCTGGTGTTGAAGAAGTAGCTACTGCTATACGGACTGATGCCGCTGTTGAGCCTCTGTTACATAAGTTTACAGAAACTACAGCAAACGTGTCTGCTGGAACGGTATAGACCGTAGTATTTGTTGCTGCTGATAGGTCTGCGGTTCCTAATCTTCCTGTTGCCATTATAAATTCTCCATTATCTGTTATTTAAAAAGTAGTTCCAAGCTACTGGGTATCCTGTTACGCCACCACGGAAATCAAATCTTGCCTTCATTTGGATAGGTGTATTTGTTGTAGTAGTGATCTGGTTATTACTAATAAAGATAAAACCAGCTGTTACACTATTTACATTCAATGAAGCACCACCGCCACCAATTTGTGCGGAAATGTAGGCTTTAATTGCTCGTTGTGTAGGAACAACAGAATCTGAGTCTGCGGTAAAGAACGGATCAGTGGAGAATTCAGTAATACTTGCTGAAGCTCCGCCGAGTGTAATATTACCCAGTGTAAGTTCTTGTAGACCAGCAATATTAAACGCATCAGCATTTAATGTTGCGATACCTGTGGACTGTTCAATTGTGAACAAATCACCAACTCGGAAGTTACCGTCTTGGTCAGTTGATGTAAAGAACACTCGTCCGCCGTTATTTTCAACAGTTTCGTTTGCTTGGAACGGATCTTGTGTAAAGTCATTTGGATAGTTGGTTTCATTAAAGTTACCCGATCCAATGCTCAAGAAATCGTGTCCAGTTAGTCGAACCTGTGAATAACGGATTCTAGTTGTTGCAGTATCACCGTGTTCTGGTGATTCGCTTACAGCTAGTTGTGGACTAATTTGGAAGAACGCTGTGTAAGAACCGTCATATGATCCTCTGAATGATACAACGTTAACTAACTTAAATGTTCTTCCTGGTAAGCTAGTTAATACAACGTTAGATCCAGCTACTGGACGTTGTGTTAATCTTCTTACTGCAATGTATGATCCGCTTTGGTAGAAATCACCGTAGCCGTCACCGCCGGAAATTTCGCCAGCGCCTGTAACATATCCTGTTCCTCTATTAACGAAGCTTGGATTTGCCAATGCTCCCTTACCAATTCTTACAGCGAATGGCATTTCATAGATGTTGTTAGGATCAGTAATTGTCATTGTCGGAGCTGCTGCATATCCAGAACCTGGTTCTACTAAGCGAATTGCAAAGATCTTTTCTTGCGATACAAATGCTCTTGCTCTTGCAGTAGCACCTGTTCTAATGTAAGAAGCCACTGTGCCTGCTGTGGATCTTTGAACAGCTACAAACAATCCGTATCTATTTGGATTACCAAATGTTACGCCGCTAAATCCGTTAGCTGCTGTAGATGTTGTTCTAGAAGTCCATACAATACCATCTTCTGAACTTGCTGCTGCTGTGCTTTGACTTACTGCAAAGAATACACCCTGTCCGTAAGTGATAGCAGTCCAACTTGCTGTTGCTGGCAATGTGCTTGCAGACCAAGCCGAACCGTCTAAACTGTAGGCTGCAACTGTTCCGCTGGTGTTAGAAACAGCAACGAATCTGTTATTTCCATATGTTACAGAAACCCAGTTAGAGCTAGAAGGTAATGTAGCAGTTAGCCATGCTTGACCATTGTCTAATGAGTATGCTGCAACTGTTCCACCTTGTGCAATAGCAACCCAACGACCTTTACCATAGGTAACGTCAATCCAATTTGATGAGCTTGGTAAAACTCCGCCTGACGACCATGTTCTGCCACCGTTGGTTGAGTATGCGGTTTTGTTATCACCAAATGTTACTGCTACCCAAATGCCTTTGGCATACTTAACAGAGATCCATGATCCTGTGCTTGATGGTAAATTAGCACCAGCTGTCCATGTAGCACCGCCATCATGTGAGTATGCTGTTGCACCTGTAGCTGCAATAGCTACTACCGCAGATGCAGTTGGTGTTGCAGTTCCTGTTCCACCTTGTGCTGTGGCAATAAATGATACACCAACTGTTGTGCTTGGAGCGCCAACTGCTGTCCAGTTAGTATTTCCTAATGTAGCAATTGTGTATGCTCTACCAACAATAAATGCCGATCCAGTTTCTGCCACAGTTAAGTCGCCGCCTGCAACACTAGTCCATGTTGTTGAACTTGGCATTGCACCACCTGCAATCCAAGCTGTTCCGCTTGGAGAAATGTTAGTGGTTGTAGCACCTGTTGAAACAGCTACATAGTGACCGCCTTGTCCATAACCGTCTGTGTCAAATGCCTGGATAGCACCAGTTGTTGAATTAACCGCTGTGATAGTTAATGTAATATCGTTGGTTGTAGAAGCACCGCCAACGTTAGTTCCAGCAATTGTAATAGTGTCTAATCTTTGATATCCAGTTCCAGCAGTTTTAGTAATGACATTATACTTTGTGCCTTTCTTAAGAACTAAGAAAGTAGCACCTGTTCCAGAACCGTTTGTAGTTCCAGATACACTGTCATAACCTCTGCTTAAATTAGAATAATCTACATCATCCCAAGTTGCAGAACTGTTTAGTGTGCTGGCTGTTGATGTGTATGTTGGAGCTGTGAACGAAATTCTTGGCTCAATTGTATAAGTTGTTGAAGCATCAGGTGATGTAATAGCAGTTCCAGGAACTAAATGATCCCATCCACTTGCACCTGTTGATTCTGTTACAACCGCAGCTAGTTTAGTTCCAGCATTATAAGATGTAATAATACCATACTGCCCTGCACCTGTTCCACCTGTTAGATAAACTTTCATACCAACGTATGCAGAGTTAATCTCTTGGTCAGTTGCAGCAATAGTAATACTTGTGCTTGTTCCGCCCTGTGCTGTGTTACTGTTAGTTACATAACCTGAGCCGCCGTATTGTCCAGATGAATCGTTGCCTAAGTCTAATAGTCTAACTTGGAAAACTGCATCATCACGGAACTCATCAGCTTCTACAGATGCGCTAGCTCCCGAACCTGTTACGTTCATGGTAGCGGTAGTGTATTCTGATCCAGCGTTATTAAATTCTAAGTTTAGAACCCTTTGACCGTCAGTGAATGCTGAACCTACAGTAGCAATAAATTGATACTTGTTGTCAACCATACCCACGTTTGGTGTTTCAGAAGCATCAAAGCCTTCAGCAACAGAACCAAAATCACCGTATGAGTTGTTACCGTTTGTGCCGCGGATCTTACCTCCGTTTTCACTTAGGTAACCAATGTGTGAGTAGTATGTAAACACAGAAACAAGTTCTGCTCTACCATTATTAGTTACCCATGCACCAATACCATCACTGATCAACTGTGTAAAGTCGTTGGAAACAATAGATCTGTTACCACCATTGTGTAGAGATCCGTCAATCTTTTGTCCAACAGCAGCTCTACCAAATGTTGCATTGTTTTGAATGTATGGTGAACGTGTTCTAATCCATGCGCTTTCGTCATTTGGACCCCAACCTGGATCCAACGAACAGTATGCACCAGCAGTTACACGGCGTGTTCCGTAATCATTGTTAGAAGTTAAATCACCAGTTAGACCTTCCATGGTCATATTTCTTACACCGGTAGCATTTCTTAGATAGAACATGTCTTCTTCTAAGCTGCCTTTTACAGAATTAGCATAGTAACGAGCAGCTAACAATGATCTGTAATTTCCTGGGTAAATTAAATCATACTTCAATGCATCTGTATATGCTTCTACGTCTCTTAAACATAGTGCTGAATCGTAATACAATGCAAATGACATTGTGCCTGTAGCTGTGCTTAGATCCACTTCAGATCCATACGGTGTTAGAGAAAGAGTAAAGTGTGTGGAATTAGCTACTTCTCTTACATAATATGTAACGCCAGTTTGAACTCCGCCAAATACTGTGCCAGTAAATCTAATAGCAGCATTTCTCTTTAACCATGTGTTAGTTGCACAGGTAATTCTGTTTGTAGGTCCATCAACACCAGTTGCGGATCCTGTGAACGTAGCAGTGATGTAAGCAGAAATTTCTGCAACCATAAAGTCTTTGTTCAACTCTAACTGACGAGCAGCATGGTGTAGGCTGTTAGAATCTGTAGTTTGATTGCTGCCTTCATTGCTTCCGCTATAGATAATATCATCTATCAAAGTCATCAGCGTTTCAATACGTGCTTGTGCTGTAGAGTCGCCACCAACGTTAGCCTTAGCTTCGGTCTTAGCATTTAACAATGCATCTCTTGTAACTGCTTTTTGGCCTAAGCTAAACACTTCTGTTGCTGTAGATCTTAGATATGAATAAGCAGCTCTTAGAGACTGATAGTTGCTGTTAAACATTACATCGTAACCAACTGCATTTAGAATTAAACCAATGTCTCTAATGCACTTGTATTGTAGATATGAAACTTTAGCAGCCCCGGTATTATAATCAGTCGCACTTGGGAATGTTACAGTTCTAGTAGTTGGGCTCTTTGAAGGATCAACAAAAGAAAGTATAACGTTTTCAATATCTACTAGATCACCAGCTGAAAGACCGTGTGTAGCAGTAGTTACAACTGCATAACCTGTTGAATTGTTATAGGTAAATCCTGTAATTGCTAATGTAGTTCCGTTTGATTTGGTTACAATTCCTCCGCTTACATAAGTGTGAGCAAAAGTTGTCTTACCTACATATACACGGAATTGTGTAGTAGTCAATGATGTTGCATCAACTGTAAAATCTGTATGCCATGCCACAGCATTTAAATCATCAATTACATTTTGAACAATTGTTTCTTGTGCAGCACTTAAAATAGTGTAGGCAGTAACCTGTGAACCTGTTGCCCAAGAAGTCAATGGCCAGTTAACAATGTCGCAGACAATAGATAAGCCTGTTCCGTTGGTTAATGATGTAATTGCAGTGCCATCAAAACTTGGTGCTAGTGTTATTTGATCAGGCGCTGGGGTAGTTTTAACAAAATATGTTACACCTTTAACTAATCCATTAGCACTAGTTCTTGGAGTAAATGTATCACCAGCCTGTAGTCCATGTGATACTAAAGTTGTAATTGTTGTATTGCTAGCAATAGTAGTAATAGTAGCCGATGGAGCACCAGTTGTGCCATTTGTTACAATACCAATAATATAATCAAACGCTTGACCAACAAATGTTACAGAGCCTGCCGATCCTGCTGTGCCTGCTCTCCACTGTGGGATTTCGTTTTGATCGCCGCCTGTTGGAGTTAACACGATAGCATCTTGAACCATGCCTTTTAGATGATTCATAGCTGCAATTGTAGCTCCCAACTCTTCAGAGTCAATGGCCATTGCGCCGCCAGCACCATTAAAATATGCTAGTCCTGCTGTGATACTTTGTTGATATCCACCATAAGTTAAGTCATATACTAGAGCATCTACAATATATCCAACGTCTTGTTGACATTTTGTTCTGCTGTAATATACATCTGGGTAGTTAGCATCGATAAATGCTGTAACTTCAACTTTGAAATATTCTTTGTTTAGTAGCAGTTGTGTTCTGGCATCACCGTAACCAACTAGGTATCCTGAGTTATAACTTGTTGGATCTGGGTATGAAGCTAGATTCATAGTGCCAAGTCTCCAATCAATACTATGACGGATTGCTCTTACCAATTGCTTAACTGTGGTTTGCTGTGTTGTATCAGCATACGGGAACAATTTTGATTGGCTAGCAGTATTACCAGAAGTCTTAGACACTGTGGTTCCTACTACAATGTCACCTACTATTGACTCCATTCTAGATAGAGTTTGTAGTGAGTAGTATGCGTCTGCAATGTTTGTTGTTCCTGCAGTTGGTCCAGCATTGACTGAACGAACTTCGTCACCTAACAAACAGCATCCTTCTGGAACTACGATTGGTAATTCTTCTAAATAACGACCTGTCTTAACGTGAATAATTGTGCTTGGCAAATACTCTGCTGGAATGTCTGTGTCAACACCAGCAGTGATAGCATCTGTAACAATTTCTACTAGGCCAGCTACTGTGGTTTTTATACCAGTTTCTGCTGCGATACTAGAATCAGTCCACTGTGCAACAATAGCTGTCGAATTATCTCCGTTTAATGTTTGATAATTTGCTACCGGTGCTGTTTGATCTAACACATTATTCATAACAGTCAATGAATAATTAATAGCTGCTACAGTTTCTGCTTCTTGACCTAGTGTATAGAATCTTGGAGCATCATTAACATAAGATAATGCCGATTCTCTAGTCTTTCTATTTCCGCCATGACGGATGTCCCAGATAACTGCATCAATAATGTATCCAACATCTCTTTCGCAACGATCGTCTTTGAATGTAAATGATGTAGTAAATGGTGCAGTGTTACTAGAAACTTGAGATTCAATCCACTCAACTGTTTCTCTTTGAATAAACGCTCTATTAAGTTCAAGTAATCTTGCTGCATTTAAATTTCTTGGACCTGCTAATACTTGTTCGCAAGCATAGCGTATGCTAGACCAAGGTTTGTCAACAGTTAAACCGTGAATTGGTGCTGGTTGATCAGTTCCGTGATTCGCCACGTAGTAAACATGATCAACTTTACCAATTGTAAACCATTCTGGAATTTCGTCTTCGCTGACACGTAAAACTTGACCTTCAAGTCCTACTGGCAATCTTGTTGGGCCTGCGCCACCAAAGTAAACTAAGTCACCCCTTGTGGTTAGTAAACTGGTTTCTGTTCCAATTGTTAAAATATTCCAATATGTTCCGGTAGAATCTCTGTCTGGACGGCTGTTAGATTGTCCGCCGCCCTGTGTTCCTATTGTAGAACCGTCGTCGCCGTCTGATCTATGACGAGCTACGCAAACATAAGAGTTAGCACCGTAACGAACAACATCGCCTGTATCGTATTCTGTGTCGTCCAGCCATTCACCAATCCAATTTAGACCGCTGTTTAATCTAGTCCATACGCTAGATGCTTCTGCTTGACTTGGTAACCAACCGATATCTACTGTCATTGTTCCAGAAGCATTGCCTGGAACGTTAAATGTTGTGCCGCCTGGAGTAGTAGAGATTGTAATATCTGTAGGGCTTACTACTGTTTTAACGTAATAAGTTGCGCCTGCTAAAACTCCGCCGAATGTGGTTCCGGAGAAACGAACAGCTTGACCAACTTGAACATTGGTGGTCGGTGTAGACATTACAAATCTTTCTGAAGCACCCAATGTGCTGGTGCAGGTAAATTGTAATGCTGTTGAATCTGTTGAAGCTAGATAAATGTGTCCGCTGTGTCTTACCACATCACCGATTAGATAACTTGTGGTTAGAGCATGTGCGTTTCTATATTTAAAACCTTCTGAGAATAAATCCCAGTTTGCTGTGCTGGTTCTTGGATTTTCGTCAGTATTGTTTGTTTTGGCAACATATTGATTACCACCGTAACGAACAATATCGCCAATTTGGTATGCTGTTGCACCTGACCAGTCACCTTCAAACTCAATACCTTCATTGAATTGACTCCACTTTGCTTCGTCAGTGGTAAACAATGCCTGAGAAGTGTGGGCAGTTATACAAATCCATGTGCCACCGCCGTGTTTAACAATGTCGTTGACTTTGTATCGAACACTTGAACCACTCCATGAGCCTTTATATTCAAGACCAGTATTCCATTCTTCCCATGCAGCAGAATTATTTTCTAAACCTAAACCAGTAGTTGAAGCAGATGTATGGCCAGTTACGCAGATGTATGTGATACCGCCATAGGAAACAACATCGTTGGGTTTGTATCTAGTATTAATACCCCAATCGCCTTTCCAATCAAATCCTTCTGCAAAGGTATCCCAGTTAGCAATACTGTTTTCTAAACCTAGAGCAGATGTAGATGCAGATGTATGCGATGTTCTACAGATATAAACTGTTCCGCCATACTTAACTGTATCACCTACTTTATAAGAAGTAGCAGTGGTCCAGTTTCCTTTCCATTCCTGACCATCGGTCATTTGATTCCACTTTGTAGGAACAAAGCTAAGGTCTGTATAGAAATCAGCAGCGGCAGTATGACCTACCGTGCAAATAAAAGTTTTACCGCCTTGACGAACAACATCGTCTTTATAGTATGCGGTTCCTGTTGTCCAGTTATCCTTCCATACAAATCTAATTCTACCTAATTTAAATTCTGCCATTTAAATGCTCCAAGTTACATTATTTATCACTAACTATTATCTGTGCTTAAACGATCTATAGAACAGCGTTTGAGCTAATATTGTTCCATTGATCGATCCATTTCTACCACTTGCATCTGAACCATAAAAGTCCATTCTTTGAGGAAATACTGTTGCCCCATTAATTGTGCTACGAATTTCGCCAGGACCAACTTTTACTGTTCCAGCGATAAAGCTGGCTGTAGCAATATCTGCTCCGCCAACACTCAATCTATTAGCTAGATAAGCCTTAATAGCTCGCTGTGTTGGAATAACATTATTACTATCAGCACTGAATAACGGATCTGTCGAGAACTCTCTAATAACAGTTCCGGTTCCACCTAATCTAACACCACCAAGCGCCAATTCTGATAGACCATTTAAATCAAAATAGTCAGCACTAATTGTAACAATACCTGTGGCCTGTTCAACTGCAAACAGTTCACCTGCTCTAAAGTTACCGTCTTGATCTGTGGATGTATAGAATACACGACCACCATCTGTTTCTACAGTTTCATTTTCAGGTGCTTTGAAGAAATCGCCTGAAGAATATAATTCTGGATAGTTGGTTTCTAAGAAATTTCCAGTTCCTATATCTAAGAAATCGTGTCCTGTAATACGACATTGCGAATATCTTTCACGAATTTCGACCAGTGTATTATTCACAGGACCGTTGTCTACATTAAAGTAAGGTTGTATCTGGAATCTAGCTGTTAGTCCATCAAATGATGTGCCGGTGATTGGTGTTATAACCACTGCTGTGTATAATTCAGGATTGCCATCAAATCTAAACTGTGCTCCAGGTCTTGGATATTGTGTTAGCCCGCTAAGAGTTACATATCTATTAGCTGGTATAACATCTGCAAATCCGTTTCCTGACACTGTCACCCTGGTTGTCGATGTCTTATAAGCATTACCTCTATTCAACCAGCTTGGCTGTCCTAGAACACCGTCTGCTACTCTGTTATTAAAGAATGGTGCTGCTGCTGCATTTGGATCATAAACAGTTACATCAGGACTTCCGCTGACATAACCAGAACCTGGATCTAGTAATTTAATTCCGCCAACTCTTCCGCTGGCTAGTATTACACGACCTTTTGCTCTAGAACCAACTTTAACTAAATCTATCACGTTAGTTTGATCGCCTGAAATTACAATCCATGTTGGTGTATTGTTTCCAAGATCTCTAACTGTAGAATCATCAAGGGTAATATCTGGATTTCCATATGCGCAACCAATCCAATTTTGATAGCTGGAAAGTTCTCTACCTGTCCATACAATACCATCTTCGGATGTAGCCATATAATTTGTTGGCCCTGTTGTAGGATCTCCAAATATATCTCTTGATCCAGTATCACATACTGCTACAAATACTCCGTTACCGTAAGTTAGACTCTTCCAATTCATAGAAGTTGATCCGTCTTGTGTTGGCATTGTGCCCGGATACCAAGTTACAGAGTCAAAACTATAAGCTATGTCTCCTTGACTTGAAATTGCCACAAAACGATCTCTACCGTAGGCAATGCTGACCCAGTCCTTTTGGCTTGAATCTGCAATAACGTCCATGATTCCGCCAGTCCATGTTGCACCACCGTCGTTGCTCATAGCATAAACGTTATTGCTGTTTGCAATAGCCACAAACATGTTTTTACCGTAGGCAATATCAACCCATTCGTTGATTGTTGAATCACCTAATGTTGGAAGGTTATTAGAAACTGTCCATGTTGTTCCGTTGTCTGTGCTTCTTCCTGAGCTGTTCAAGTTTCCTGCAACTGCAACAAACACTCCGCCACCAAAGGCTATAGCATTCCATTGTCTAGTTGCAATTGATCTCTCAGTCCAATTTATTCCATCTAAAGATTGTGCTACAGATGCTGAATTGTAACCAATAGTTACAAATCTATTTGCACCCGATGCTATCCCCTTCCATTCTCTACTTGCTGGTAATGTAGAATTTTCCCAACTAATTCCATCTTTAGATGCTATAGCACTGGTTCCTGTTGAAGGAATAATAACAAAACGGCCACTTGATGCTATACCTTCATAGGTATAACTGGTAATCGAGTTTGTGCTGTCGTTGGATATTCCAGTAATTGTAATAGTGATGTCATTATCTGGAGTAACTCCGCCTAGATCATCGCCTGTTAATATTACCTGTTGTCCTAGAGCATATCCTGCGCCTGAAGATCCACCAATAGCAACTGTGTATGTTCGAGCAGTTTTTGTTACATTCCATGCTGCAATCGAAGTAGGAATATCTATTGTTGTTCCTGCTGGTGCCGAACCTAAAACATTTACAAATGATTCTTGAGTTTCACCGTATGTTACATTACTCCAATATGTGCTTACTGGTAATGTAAGTGCATTGGTAATGTATGGAGGTGCATCAAATGTGACTAATGCTTCAATTCTATATGATGTTGAATTAATTAACAACGGAGCTATAGGAAAACCTGGGACCACATGATCCCAACCTGCTACGCCGTCGCTTTCTCTTTTAACTGACACAACTTTTGTTAATGTGTTGTAACCAGTAATAATACCGTATTGACCAGTTCCAACTCCAGAGGTAATAACAATACGCATACCTAAATATTTAGATTCTTCGTTATTGTCGTTGGATGCAATAGTAATACTAGTGGCATCACCACTTTGTGCATTGTTTTGAATTACAATAAATCCAGCACCGCCTGGCAATGACGAATCTTGAGGATTTATAAGTTTAGGATAAAATACTGCCTTGTCTCTAAAATCTTCTTGTAATACATCAACTCCAGTTCCAGAACCAATAATACTGTATGTTGCCTGTGTATAATTCTGTCCAGCATTTTCAAATTCTAGTGTTAAGATAAAATCATTAACTTCGCCTGCAAACGCAGACAACACGGTTGCTTCATTATTTCTGTTGTTGACATTACCGTATCTAGGAGTTTCTGATGGATCATTACCGACAGCCAACGATCCAAAATCTCCGTATGAGTTGTTACCGTTGGTAGCACGAATTTTACCGCCATTCTCTGCTAGGTAACCTACATGAGAATAATATGTAAACACAGAAACAAGTTCTGCTCTACCGTTGTTTAATACCCAAGCGCCAACACCATCAGAAATAACCTGAGTAAAGTCGTTGGAAACAATAGATCTATTACCACCATTGTGCAGTGCTCCGTCAATCTTTTGACCAATTGCACCGTAACCAAATGTTGCTACGTTTTGAACATAACATGATCTTGTGGTAATCCATACTCTTTCATCATCTGGGCCCCAACCTGGATCTAAAGAAACATAGGCACCGCCTGTGGGCTTGCGGAATATTCCGTTATATAGTGTTGAACTCAATGTTCCCTGAAGACCCTGTAAGGTCATATTTCTTACACCAGTGGCATCACGGACATAAAACATATCTTCGTGATTAGAACCTGTAACAGCATTGCAATAGTATCTTGCAGCAAATACAGATTTATAGTTTCCTGTATAAGTTAAGTCGTATATAAACGCATTAATGTATCTCTGAATATCTCTTCTACATAAGTTAGAATCAAAAGTGTAGTTAGGATAATAATACTGCATAAATGCCACGGCTTCTTCTTGAAGGAATTCAATATTTGCTTCTAATTGCAATGTAGCATTTATAATCATCGAATCTGTTGTAGGGTCATTTGAACTAGACACTGTTGGATTTGATGTTCCGTTGTTTAACTTGTAGTTAATATAATCACTTACATCGTCGATTAATCCGGTAAGTGTTGTTGCAGTCATGCTATCACTTTCTCCTGATAACACAACTTGATCAATATTGTTTCCAGCAGTAGGAGTTACTAGATCTCCTACGATAACGTCTGGTAGTATCTCACGCATTCTAGCTAAGATATCTAAAGTATAGGTGACATCATTGGCCAATGCCGCAATTGGCTCATTTGGCTCAACTACTACAGCACGAACTTCTTCGCCTTTTAATGCTGTCTTTCTTGGAACAATAATTGGTAATATTTCTTGATATGTGCCTGTTCTAATATAGATATTAGTTTCAACAGCATATCCTAATTCCTCTGCACGTTCGCAAGCGTATCTAATTGTTTTAAAAGGATTTAAAATACTGTGTCCTCTTCCCGGCTCGTCAAAGCCGTTAGGGGCAACATATAATTCTCTAGCTAGTTCGTTAAATGCTTTGTAGTATAAACTATCTTCTTGGTTAATTGTTAATAGGTGTGTGTTTGTTCCTATCTCAACAGCAGTAACACCAATTGTGCTGGTGTCTCCAGCAAGGCCTCTCTGTAAATCATAGGTTAATAAATCACCTCGTTGTCTTAGACCAGTGTTTGGTCCAGATTGTAACAGTAATGACCAATATACAAATCCAGATCCGTTGTCGCCTGGATAGTTTTGACTGTCGGCAGTGTGTGCATAGTTACATTTATAAGCCGAACCGTCAAATATTATCACATCGCCAACTGCATACTGTGAATCAGTAGCCCAATAATTTCTCCACTGTTCGCCAGGAACAATTACTTCCCAAGAACCAGCTTCGAGATAATCTAACGAGCTGCCGTCTGTGGAACTGTCAAGAGTAGCAACATAGACTTGGCCGCCGCGTTGAACAACGTCACCTGTTTTGTATACTGTTTCTGAATTCCAAGATCCTCTGAAATTTTGACCCTTAGATATTACTAACCAGTTAGCAGCACCGAAGTCTTCATTTCCTGGACTGATTCCTGTGTGGTTAGTTTTAGAAACATACATGTAACCGCCATGTTTTACAATGTCTCCAATTGCATATTGATCAGTGTTTGTCCAATCGCCTACAGGATTATTTCCAGGTAGATCAATGGTCCAATAAGAATTATTAAGTGTAGATGTAGAAGTATGTCCGGTGGTGCATCTTAAAATGCTTCCGCCAAATTTAACTAGGTCGTTTACTCTATATCTTACACCAGAAGCATATACATCTTTATATTCAATGCCTTCATAATAAGTAGACCACTTGGCTTGATCTACCTCAATTCCCAACGAAGTTGATGCAGAAGTGTGACCAGTGATACATCTATAAACGATACCGTTGTATTTTACTAGATCGCCAATGCCGTATCTTGTAGCAGCGGCCCAGTTACCTGTCCATGAAGAACCTTCAGCATAGACAGCATGTTTTCCTATATTATCATCAAACGTTGATGTTGAAGTATAGTCTTCAATTACAAGATATAATCTTCCACCGTATTGAATAATATCGCCAAGATTATATTTTGTTGTTGCAGCCCATGAATCTCTATAAGAGAAACCGTCGGTCATCTTTATCCAGGCCGGTGTTGGTGCAGTGTCTCCGGGAATTACATAATACAAATCTTCATAAAAATCTGTATCTGCTGTATGTGGTCTAATACATACAAAAGAGCTACCGCCGTATCTTACAACGTCATCTCTGACATATGCTGTGCTACTTGTCCAGGTTCCCTTCCAAGTATAAGCAAATTTATTAATCTTAAACTCTGCCATGTTTTATTCCATTATCCGTTTGAAGAAATACCAGTAGGGTATTCATAAGTTTTATTAATTCGTTGCACTAGTCGACCTTCGTCGTCAATATAATACAACATGGATCTATTATCCCAACGATATTGAGGATATTTCATATTTGAAAATACTACATTGTGATCTTCATCAATACCTTCAAAGTAATCAACACCTGCTTCAAAATCATCAAAGTTATCAGTTGATGCCCCTGGATTGTTAATTATCACAGTGTCATTGTCTGTCAATTGGTCGCTGCGAATAAAATATAATTCACCGTCGTCGTTTCTGCGCAGAGCATAGAAATACTGTGGACTGTTTCCTAATATGTCTGCAGGGGTTCTTCCAAAGTAACTCATCTATCGCTCCTTATGATATCTCAACATAACTGACCACAGCATCTACGCTGTTATCTATTGAGCTTTCTACTCTAAGTCCTGCTGTTTCTGGTAATATCAATTTTTCACCACCCGTAATTAATTTCACAGCGGTATTGGGCGGAATGATAACATTTTTAACAAATGTTGCTGCTGTAGAATTTTCGTCTACAATATATACGTTAACGTTTACAGTATCGTATGTTGTAGTGTTTGATAGATTACAACCAATGACAGTGGCTCTAACACCTTCGGCAATCTGTAGAACATCGATTGGTGTTGTTCCTACGTCTGTGGCTGTGATCATTCTAAATACGGTTGGCATATTATTATCCTAAAATAATTGAGTATATAGCTGCAATTTCGTTAGCGTCTGTTTCAGAAACAGCACCAGATGAACCTGCAGGTGATGCCCAAGCAAATCCATCCCAAATTTCTAAGGCTCTTGAATTGGTATTATATCTAGTCATACCTGTTACTGCATATGTAGTAGGTCTTTGCCCATCGGATCCCACTGGTGGAACAAAACCATTTGTTCCTGCAATTTTAAAATATCCGTTATCGGTATGAATAATTTGTGTGACTGCATTAACAACTACGTTGGTAATAATGTTATCTGCAATTTTAAAATTTCCTACTCTAACACCGCCTGCTGCATTGCCGTCGATGTAAAGATCCTGACCGCTCTTTGTAGTAATTCTGTTGTCTCTAAATTCTAATTGTCCAATGTCTAATGTTGGAAGATTTAGAGTGTCAGCATACATATCGTCAACATACATTGTTTTCCATCTAAATGATGAAGAACCTAAATCATATGTATCTGTAGTTTCAGGAATTAAACTACTTTGTATACTGGCATTAATTGTAATAGTGTCTGTTAGTGCATCACCAATAGTAATATTACCACCAATTGTAATATTTCCTGTGGCTTCAATGTTACCAGAAACATATAAGTTTCCAGTGATGTTTGTGTTACCTACAACAGATACTCGCCCAGTTCCGTTAGGACGAAATTCTAAATTTGAATTTGAAACTGTTGTGGAAATTGTGTTACCACTAAACTGCAAATCGTCTATTTGTAATTTAGAGTGATAAATTGTTGGGTTACCAGCAGCAGGTTGAAACGTAATGGTTTGTAAATCACTGCTAATAGTATTGCCGGTGATATGTAAATTACCAACGTCAAGTTGATTATCTACAGTAAGTGTTGTTGATCTTGTGGTTCCTAGAACATCGAGGGCGGTTGTTGGAGAGGAGTTGTTTACGCCTATGCGAGAGTTGTTTACGTCAAGATAGAGTAGGTCGGTCTCAAATGCTAGATTCACACCATCTCTGATGAGATTCTGCTTTAAGAGCGGCCCGGAAATACGACCAATAGCCATGTGCTCTCCTAATAACCCCGTGTTTCACGGTTAACCAATTTTGGATTTCTCCGCAACCGCTTCAACGGTTCTTTGCTGGTTTACCACAGTTTAATTTGTAAAAACTTGGCCGGCTTCTACATTAAGTGTATTTAGCCAGAATGAAAATTAAGTGAGTATTAGAGCTCTTGTTATAGCTAAGTCTGTCATTAGATCAGTGCTGACCACTTCGCCCGCACCGGTTGAAATAATATATCTTTCTCCGTCATAACATTCTAAATAATTAAGTTCTGTATTCCAACGTGTGTCTCCTATTTCTGCATAGGTTCTTTCAGCTGAAGTTCCTGCCGGTATAAGCAGTGCGTTTGTTCCAGTAAACTTTAAATAGCCAGTGCCAGACGAAGCAAAAGTCATAGGAGTATTAGTTGCTGACACTCCGTTAGAATATGCGGCAGTGGCCGACGGAGAGGCATAGATTGCTGGTTTCATAATTTGATGATACCATAATTGTTCGTTTAATGTTCCGCCTGTTTTGTTACCAATTATTGTAGCTAGGTTAGCATCGTCTGCATTAATAACTCCAGGGTTATCTAGATCGTTTCTAATATCACCTAGTTTAGTAGTTCTAGTAGTGATCAAAGTAGTTCCGCCGCCGAGGAAATATTCTGATCCAGAAACAGTAGTATTCCAAAATGCATCGCCTGCTAATAAGCCGGCAGCAATAGCAGAAGAATTTAATGCTCTAACAGATTTGCTGTTTGTAATGTTGTTACCTTCAAATCTTAATTCTTCAATATATGTTATGCCTGTTGACGGAGCTAAAACAACGTCATCATTGCTCTGCATGGCAAAAATAGTTTTATTAACACCGTCAATCCTAACTTGGTCACTGTAGTTTGCTGCGTTTGGACGTATTCTAGTGATATTAGTCAAGTCTGGAGAATACACTCTACTCCATTTCTTTAATGAAGTTCCTAGATCATAAGATGAAGTTGTTCCTGGGATTATACTTTGAGAAAAATCCGGAGCAATAGTTACTACATCTAAAGGACTGTCACCGATGATTAATTGGCTAGCTGTGCTTAAATTCCCAGCAGTTTGAATATTTCCTGTGACTAATAAATTTAAAGATATCTCTGTGGTAGCTTGGAATTCAATTGTGCCAGAGCCGTTAGGATCTAATGCAATGTTGCTGTTTGACAAGCTACCAATAAAATTATCATTGAATTCTAAATTAGCAGTAGTCATCCTTTGATGTTCTATCATTGTGCCAGCGCCAGTTGGCTGTATGTGCAATGATCCCACTGATGTAGAAAAATATCCAGCTGCATTAATGATTACATTATCTAAATTTGCTTGGCTTGTAACTGACCCGTTAGTGGTAAAAATATTTGAATTAACATCGAGGTCGTAGGCAGGATTATCGGTATTAATACCAATTCGCATGTCGTTGACATCTAGATATAATAGATCAGGATCGCCTAATCTATTTCTAAATGTAAGGTCTGAACCATTTCTAGTTAAGTTATCTTTGAGAAGCTTACCGCTAATTCTACCTAATGCAGCGGTAAAATTATCTTCATTGGTATTACTGGGATCTTCTCCAAATACTTCAGTGCTAAAAGGTCCTGCCATGATAATTCCTTAGTTAAGATTTGCCCAACCAGTTATGGTAGAATCTGTATTAATTTGTAATTTGTTTACGTCAGAAACATAAACAACCATGCCTTCTTCTACTGTTCCAGCAGGCAATGCTGAATTTCTAGCAGCAGCATCTGCATATATAGGAAATTTTATAAAACTTGTTGCAGTTATTCCTGTTGCTGCAATTTGACCGTTTGTTCCGTCAATGATCTTTGAAGAGTCATCTGCAAATACAGAACCTTGTGTGTCTGCTTCTATGCGATTTTGAAATTTAACATTATTAGAAAATACTAATTCGTCACCAGCTAATGTCAAATCTCCGTCGATCTGAACATTGCCAAAAAATCGTGTAGGTTGTCCAACAGATATAGATGTGCTGTCTGTGGTTGAAATTGTGCTGCCTACAAAACTAAAGCTACCTACTGATTCAGTTACAATAGTTTGTGCGATGCTTGCAGGAAATGTTGAGTATACGTTTTTTCCACCTGCTGGAAAGTTTATTTTTGCTCCATTATTAGAGCTGCTGATAATTGTATCTCTAGTTAGTGTTGAGGGGGATATAAAGGTGCCGCGTCCGATCTCCCAGTTGCCTATTTGATCAACGATACCATAATAAGTTTCGTTACCGTTGCCTACGGCACTGAAACTTTGAAATCCCGGGATAGTATCGGCCAGTGTAAAACTGCCTAAACCCGTGGTGTGAGCTCTTACTTTAACTCTATCGGCAAAAACCAAAGCCATTACGTATCTCCAATGTGATACGTATATTTACCCAAAGTTGGATTATGTTGTGTAGCCGTAATAGATAGTGATGTATTTGTCTAACGGAATAGCACTGGTAAATTGAATATATGTATTACCAGATCCTAGATAATTGTAGAGTAAATTAAAGTTTGTGTCTGAAATTTGAAATACGTTTTCTACAAATACTAAAATACTGTTTTCGGAAGCAGGTATCAATGTCAACGGACCAAAAATTGTATCAGTTTCATTACCTGGGCCTAGTGTTTGTTTAGTAATACCAGTTGATCCTGGCGCAGTAACAATTTCCCAAACGCCAGCAACATAACCTTCAATGGTATTGGTTTCGGTGTTATATCTAATATATCCGTCTGGACCATTTGGAGTTCTTACTCCTGACAAATCAGGACGCTCTGCGGTGGTGCCTTTAGGTAATCTTAAAGCCCCTGTTAAGTCCATTATAGCGCGGCCGTAGTGATTAGTAAACAATGTGTTATCGCTGGGGCTATAACGAGAAATAGTTTTTTGTTTTAAAAATTTCATATTATACTGGCAATGTGCTAATAGTTGCTGACAATAAACTTCCTACAGATGTTCCAACCCAAACTTCGTCTCCACCGTCTAAAATAATTTTTTCATCGGAAAAGAAAACTGTTTCACCTGCTGGGACTATTAAGTTACTGACAATTGTATTGTTAGTTCCGTAGCTAGATCCAGACTTAACTAGATAAACACTAACGCTGACTGTGTTAATTGTTTCATCTGTAAGATTAGGAGCTCCTGTGTTACACAGAATCATTGTGGTAATTGCTCTGTCTTGAGCTGTAACAGCGCCGCCAATAGCAGCTCCTGTTGATGAGCTAGTGAACACTTTCACTGGAACTGTAACTGATGTTGATGTAACTAATGTGCTGTTTATCATGTTTGTCTCTTAAAATATCATACTAAACAATAATGCTCTGTTTTTATTAATTAGCTCTCCGTTGCGAGTCGAATTAACAAAATATAATCCAGTAGATCCTACACTAGGTTGAGCACCGTAAACTAATGTGGAGTCTGAAACATATGCTGGAACTGTTCCAATGTTGTCAAGCTGCATGGCATAATTTGTTTGTAGTTTACCAGTTCCTTGTGTTCTTATACTGATATTACCGTTGGTATCATTATTGGTTATTTCGTTATTGTTAAATTCTAAATTTTGTATGTATGCACGATTTTTATAGAATTGCGTAGTTAGTGTTCCGTCAACAATAACTGAAATTCCACTTTCGCCGAATGTGCTGTAACCTGTTTGTGCAGAAAGGTATGCTAGAGATCCACTAACATCTTTATCCGAAACAATAACACGAGTATTGTTATCAATAATTTGGAATGTTGGATTGTTACGAATCGCTTCGTCTACATATTTTTTATTTGGTATATGGTTAGGATCTGTAACGTTGGCTTGATATTCTGTGCCATCACCGCCTTCAGATCTAACTTTAACCGAACCACTTGCACTGTCAGAACCTAATAATAACAAATCGCCGCCGTCTGTCGACGAATCAGTTAATATTTCTTTTAATTTAATTTTACTATTTGAATAGTTTAGAATGCCGCTGGTTGCAACACCTTGTCCTACTAACCATGTATCTGTAGTTTCATCATAGACAATAGATGCCGGTGATGAACTTCCTCTATCAATTTGGATACCGGAATAACGTAGAGTTACTCCGGATCCTGTTTCACCATAGTTAAGAATAATAATATTATCCTCAACGTTTAAGTCAGTAGCTTGAACAGTCAATTGTTGGCCAACAACTACAAGGTCGCCGGTGATATAGACCTGACCTACGCCAGATCCAGTATCTAATTTTATCTGCGAACCTTCACCACTTTTAATAGTGTAGTCGCCGTTAGTTTGAATAAACTGTCCCATATTTTATATTATACTGATACTGAAACTTGTGTTAAGATAATTAAAGTTTCTGTCGAGTCATCGCTTAATGTCCACTTATATCTTGCGCCATTAAAATCAGAAGTAGTTCTAAAGTTAATTTTTCTTAAAGAAATAGGTGCACCGTTCAATAATCCAATTAACGTTGCTTCGTTGTTATTTACTGGATCAGAATTTGTTCCTGCTACTAGTTTGCAAATTGCAACAGCAGTAGTTCCGTCGTCTGTGCTGCATTTGAATCTGCGAGCACTAACTTGATTTACAATAAAACCTTCATATACTGTTCCGCCAGATTTGAATCGAATTGGTAGATGAGGTGTTGCTGCTGTGCCGGTTGCTCCAAAATATTTTTTGCTTAGTTTATTTGCCATTTGTTTTCTCCTTTGAGTGACGTTCTAGGTCTCGCTCAGTGGCTACTGCGCATTATGCTAGATACTTTATTTATCTTTGGCTCAGCATAGCCATAAGCTCTAGTTTTTCTACTGTGGAAATAACTCTGTTTATTTCGTCTAATTCATGCTGTGCTATTTCTAAATATCTCTTGCTTTTAGTCTGTCGATATTGCACACCCGCAATAGCAAAATTTTGAATATGACGTTCTACTATGTGTTCTACTTGGTTAACGTCATGCGTAAACATAGGAAAGCGTTTTCTCCAAGCAGATATGTGCCGTCTTAGGTTAGGAAAATCTCTATCGCTTTCTACATGCATAGAGATATTTAAGTCAAACAAAAAGGACCCGAAGGTCCTTTTTGAGTTCACTTATCCTAAGATTAGATGAATGTTGCGTTACTGATTGTAACTGTTCCTAGATAGTCAGCTGCGTTACCTAGAGATGATGCTGTGTTTGTCAACTCAACATATCCATAACGTGTCATGAAGCTAACTACTGGCTCAAATGTGCTAGGATCTAGAACAACACCACTGCTCATCAATGGAATGTATGGGCAATAGAATGCTGCTGCATCAGATTCGCTAGAACCTTTGTAACCAATTAACACTTTGTCGCTGCCAGAAGTTTCTGTAGCAAATGTGTTAACATAGATCTTCATTGCGCCGTTCAATGTTCCAACGAACTTGGTGTTTGTTGGAGCTTCGAATGTGCCTTCTGTTGTTCTTGCGAACGCAGAAGTTGTAGCACTTTGAAGGATAGTTAGAGCTTGTGGGGATACCACAGCCCAGTTACCTGCGCCGCGACGTGTGCGCTGAGCGATTCTGTTTGCTACGCGATTGATAGCAACAGCTAGAGCAGCGTGTTCGTCACCAACGAATGTTGCTGTGCCAGAAACTGCTGCCTGGTCATAAGCAATATTGTTTTGTGAACCAGCTAATGTCAATAAAGAAGATAGAACTTCTTGATCGATTTCAGCTGTAATTTCTTGAGCAAGAGCAGCCATGATTTCTGCTTCGATGTCAATACCTTGTTGGGCTTGTGCATCTTGAGCAGCTTCAAATGTCCAGCGAGCTGATAGCTTTCTGGTCTTAGCTTCTACTGTTTGCTTCAAGATTTGAATGCTTAGTTTATTACCAGCAACACCTTCTTTAGCGGCTGTAGCGTCAGCTTTACCGTTAGTGTTACCAGAATATCCTTCTGCAATCTTGAATGGGCTTAGTGCCTCTTCACCAGCTGTAGCTGAACCACCTGCGCTACCTGTGTAGTTATCTGCATAACGAACACGTAGAGTGTGGATCTGTCCAACTGGGCCTGTCATTGGCTGAACGCCAACTAATTCATTTGCAATGACTGTAGGCATTACACGTCTGATCACAGGTAGGATCACACGATTTAGTGTTGCAACGTTACCGGCGGAAGTAGCACCAGCAGTAGCACTCTCTGACAAATACTTGCGGGTATTTTCTAGAGTAGCTGCCATTACTGAACGCTTGTTACCTTGTAGGCCTTCTAAGAGAGCCTCTTTAGTTTCCGACCAGCGTGACTCGAGTAATTGTGACATTATAGTTCTCCTTAAACTTTAAGTCCCGCAAGCCTGCGGATGTCAAAAATTTCAGCGGTTTTTTCTTCTTTACCGCTTGTTTGGTGTGCCTGCTTATCGCCTGTAATTTCTTTGCCTTCTGTCAGTGCTTTCTTTGCCGGTATTCCGCCATCCATTACAGCTGGTAGATACTTTTCGAAAGATGATCTTAATTTTTCAGTTTGAACTGATTCAAGTAAATCGCTCATAACATTACGTTTATCGCCACCTAGTGGTCCTAACAACTCGCTCATTAAATCTTTACGAGTGGCTCGGTCACGTGCAATACGTAATTCTTGTTCTCTGCTTTCTACTAATTTTTGTGATTCTGCAACAATCTTTGCTGCTTCTTCTAGTTCTTGAGTTTTTTGATCAACAACTTTTAGAAGTTTAGCTGTTTCAGACTTCTCATTTAAATGAGACGCTGCATACTCGCTTGCGAAGCTTTCAAAAATTCTGCGACCAAAGTCATTTTTGCGAGCAGCTTCGATATCCTCACGTAACTGAGTCATTTCAGCTTTCAATCCTTTTGCGATTGATTCTGAAACTAACTGAGCTGAGCGAGCGATGAAATCTTTCTTAACCTGTTCAAACTTAGCTTTGCTTTCGCGAACCAATTTAACTTTGGTTTCAGCTAGGTCTTTCTTATCACTGTGGAATTCTGCGATTTCTTTCGCTAGGGCATCTACAATGAATGATTCTAGTTTAGTTACATTAGATGCAACTTTCTTGCGATCTTCATGTAGCTCGGCTAGTTCTTTCTTAAGGTTACTTAAGACAAATGATTCCATAGCTTTGGAATCATCTTTCATCTTCTTAGCATACTTGGCACGAGCTTCAATAAGACCTTGACGATCTTCTGCCAATTCACCTAATTCTGCTTGTAGGCGATCTGATAACATTACTTCAACGGCTTCCACCATTGCAGATTTGTCATGCTCGTATTTTTGAGCAAATTCCTCACGGAGTTGTGCTGTAACTTGATCACGGTTTTCTTGAATTCTGCTTTGCCAAGCGGATTCAATTTCCGATTTGATTTCTTCGGAAATCACATTGTTCTCAAACAATTGTTTTACGATATCTAGCATGTGATTCTCCTACTTGGTTATCTGAGACGTTTGATGATTTTCACCAAACTCTCTGCTATGTACTGCTGTGCCTTTGGGTCGCCTTGGACTTCTTTTGCTATTTTAAATGCCTGATATCCACCTGTATTATTCATCAAGTGTTCATAAACTGGTGTTGGGTATGCTCCCGGGGCAGATGGTTGAGCTACTACGTCGACTGTGATAATTTCAAAACCATTGACATTACCGTTGCCATCAACTTCACCGGAACCTCTACTACTTACACCCAACTTAACTCCCGACTCCAACATGGTCTGAATTAACTGACCCATTGGAGTTGGAAGAATTTTAAGTTTTCCGTAACCGTTAGGACCATCCATCCACATCTTGGTAATCATATGACTAACACGATCTAGATTAATTTTTAAATCCTGAGGATGATCAACTTCACCTAGCACGGAGTATCCACCAGAGATCTGTTCGTTGAGCGTTTTGACAGCCCTGCCAATCTCTTGAGAAGAATAAACACGTTGATTTGCATTACGGATGTCTCCTTGAATGCAAATACCGTTTAAATGCAGTGACTTTTTACCGTCACTGCCTTCTTCGCTCTCCAAGACAATCTTAGCCTGGTCATAACTCAAGTGTTCTGCTAGAGTAAGTTTTTTCACCGTTTCGTCCTATTATCTACGGCCACGGAAAAGGCTTTGCTTGTTATCAGCGGACTCTTTGGCACCAGATTTCTCAGCACCGTGTCCTGGTTCTTTCTTGCTAAAAGCATTACCTGCTTTGCCGCCTGGAACGTTGATATTACCAGCATTATCTTCTTTTGGTGTGCCTTTGAATAGGCTTGATCCGCCTAATTGGCCGCCACCTGCACCTGCATACTTAGGTGCTTCTTCTTTACCTGTTGCAATATTAGCAGTTGTGCCGCCCATATCATTCTTACCAGCTACGATAGACTTAGCGTTAGCACCGTTGTCTCCAGCTGATGGCTTTTGAACTTTTTCTACATATTCGCGAACTGTTTCTAAGTCAGTGTCTTCTTTGGCAAATGGGTTTTCACCTTCTTCACCTTCACCTTCTTCACCTTCGCTGTCTTCGTGACCTTTTAATTCGTCGAACTTAGCTTGTAGTTCGTCAACAATAGCGTCTAGGTCTTGGAAAAGTTCTTCTTCAGACTTTTCGCCTTCTTCGCCTTCATCGTCACCCATTTCTAATTCGCCTTCTAAGTCGTCGGTTGGATCTCCGCCCATGTCACCCATGTCGTCATCACCTTCGATAGCGATATCTTCAAATTCTTCGTCGACTTTTTCTTCGTCTTTGTCTTCTTCTTCATCAGAAGCTTCATCAACTTTTTCTTCGTCTTCTTCTTCGTCTTTTTCTTCGTCTAAGTCAAACTCTTCTTGAATTAAACCTTCGTAGATTTCACGTGAACGAGCAACTACATACTCGTGGAATAGATCCTCAGCTTTTTGCTGTTCATCGTTAACAAGATGCTCGAGCATCTGTTCTAAAATATTTTTATCGGCCATAGCTATTCTCCTAATTGTCAAGGCTGTGCTTTATTTAACAAGCTCGTAATAAAACGGCATTAAATGGTAGTTTTTTGATCGAATTGATCAAGATAAAGTGCATTTGTAAATTTTTGCCCAAATTCTTTATAAGTTATGTGTGTAAGGTTGGGCAATGTGGGTCCTAGTTTATCCGGGATGAACCCTCCCGGTTCTATCACTCTAATAAAATTAGTGTGCTTAAAATCTTTAATTACTTTTTCTGTTTGACTTAACCAGTTGCCAAAGAACGTGGCAGCATCTGTGGATTTTTTATAGTTAAATGTATCTGCATACACATTATTAAACTTGCCGTTGTTTCCTTGATAATCAAACCCTAGTATGTAAACATCCTTGTGTCCGTTGGTAGCTGCAAACCATAATGCTGTGGGCCCCGAGCTCCAGCCTTTGTGCGGAGTAAAAAAGTTAATATTATGCTTAGAAGTAATGCCTTTGTTGGCATTGGTCCATAATTGATGATCTTTGTGCCACCCAGAAGCTATAATTTCGTTAACCATTTTAACGTCTACTGCTATTAAAAAGTGAGGATTAAACTCTCTATACTGTGCATTACAGCCGTAGACTGTGCCTACACTCGTAAGGTTAGCAACGTCAACACAACTTCTGCTAACGCCATTTCCTACAATGAATGCGATGTTATTGGGCTGGTGCTGCTTCTGCTGGTGTTGCATACATCTGTCTAATAAAGTTTAGTTCAGATTCCTGTTCAACCATATGAGCTTCGCTTTGTAATCTCATTTGATTAATCATTTTGAGAGTTAAGCGGATTTTACGGGTATCATCTTTTTCTAAAACAGAACTATCTCTGCTGTTATCGTATCTACGATCGTTGGCAAAGTCGTTGTTTTTTTCGTTAAAATAAAAGAATTCGTTAAGAAGCATAATGTATTTATTATTGAACTACCTGATCAGCCGGTGCAGCTTCGCCGCCTTCTGCGGGTGCTTCTGCTGCTGCGGCCATGTCTGGCGGTGCTTCTGCTGATTGTCCGGCTGCTTCTGCTGATAAGCCTCCCGGAGATACTCCTACAGATCTCATATCCTGTGCGGAATCTACTTTTGGTGTGAGAGTAGAACCATTCTCTTCTCTCCACATTCTTTCGTTTTCTTTAATTTCTTCCTCAGTCATTCCTAAGAATCGCTTCATAGCAAATCGTTTGCTTAGATGCGGAATCTGAACAACTTGACTAAATGTTGCTGCTCTAGCTGTGTCAAGTTCTGATTGACGATAAGCAGCAAAGTTTTGAGGGCTGTTAAACTTTAATTCAAACAATCCAGAATCAATGTTAACACCTTGACTGTTTAACCATACTTTAAATTCTAAGTCAAATGTTTCTACAATCATCGATTGCAATCGTTTGCAATACTCGTTAAATCGTAATTCTTGTATATAAGCTGTTCCAACTTTGCCGTCAGCCATTGTATTAGGCTGCTCATCAATAGCAGTTGGAAGATATGAAGCTGGAATTCTTAAAGCACGGAATAACTTGTTTGTAAAATAGCGTAAGTCAGTGATCTCGCCTAAGTTTGTTCCGCCTGGTAGTGTTTCGACTTTTGATCCACGTCCTTCTGCTGTTTGCGGAAAGAAGTAATCTTCGTTGACACTTAGAGGATTATAACTAGAGTCTATGACGTTTGCACCACCGCCTGTAGCTGATGGAATACGTCTTTGTTGAATTTCATTTTTAACACGCTCAACAAAGCTCATGGCCATGTGTGCTGGCATGTTACCGACGTCCACATAGAAAATACGTCTTTCTGGAGCACGTTGAATACGATAGATAATAATAGCATCTTCAAGCAATTCTTTCTGCTTGTAGACTTTGAATACTGATTCTAATAGACTGTTACCAAAAGGATAGTTGTTGTCTAATCCTTCTGACAATGAAATATGTATAACATGGTTTGCATCAACAGTAATTTCATTTTGACCATTTTGAAATCTAGTTCCTGGTGTATTTGCTGTTGCGCCTACCATACCGCGGCCAAAACCGCCGCCTGTAGTATAAGAGCTTGTGCCGCTTGGACTTGTATTTGCTGTTCCATGCGGTGTTACTGCTATTAACTCTTTGAAATTAAAATTAATATCTTTTAATACATATTGTTCTGGAATCTTGCCTTCGCTTTCGTTGACAATAATTTTTGTTACTTTAGTAGCATCTACAAACAACCATTTTTTAGTTTGCGGATCTCTAACAAAAAACACATCTCCGTATTTGAATGCGTTTCTAACTATGCGGAATATTCTTGTTTCAAATTGATTTTGTTTACACCATTTTTGTAAACTGTCTTTGATAATTTTAACTTCTGTAGAAGTTGGTGTTCCTCTAAATCCAATATGGAATGGAGTAAAGTTTTCTTTATCTTTCTGTGTGCAGAACTCTGCAAGGATATCTAAAGCAGCATTGACTTCGCTGTCCATATCCATTGTATCGTATTGCATATATCGCTCAACACGATTTGGTGCTCCTGCATAAACATCGGGCAAGAACGAACTGTAATTTGATCGTGCTGGTCCTGGGCGGCCTCTGCTACCAAGCGGACTCATCGATTTGGCATTATCGATGTTAACAGGAGTAAAGTATTTTTTCCAACTCATTTTATATTATCACTTAGACAGCGGCAAATACATCGCCTGAAAAGCTCTGTTGAACAGTAAGCTGTTTCTCGTTGACATCGTGAACACCTTTATTGATTTTTATAAGTTGATCCATCTTAGTATTTAAGCTAGCCAACAATGTTTCAGCACTTTCTTGAGTTGACGGTGCTGGTCTATTTCCTTTGGTTTTTTCTTCTTCTTTGGCTCTAGCTTCTGCTTCTGCTTTAACCTTGGCTTCTGTTTGAGCCTTTTTATCTGCTTCTGTTTCAACAGCTTTTCTAGCACCTTCGGCACCTGCAACTGCATTGCTTTCTGGATTTTTAATAAATGCACTCTTTTGTTGAGTAGCAAATCCAGTGAGTAATTGGGTGGTGTCTTCGTAGTTTAGTTCTTTTAATTCAGCAGCTTTTTCTCTAGCTTTTTGTTCTTTATCGTTAGCTGCTGATAATCCACCAGCGCCTTTATTTTTAAGGTCAACAATTTTTTGATCTATTTTAAGTGCAGCTTCTTTGCGCTCGGCAGCTTTGTTTTCAGAAGATCGTTCTGCTACTTTGAGTTCTCTTTCTTTGTCTCTATCTTTTTCTTTTTGATCTAACTCAGCTCTACGTTTGGTTCTTTCCTCATCTCTGAGTTTTTTCTCTTCATCGGAAATGCCTCCCCAATCATTGGGTAATTTATTTCTAATAAAATCAAGCATCTCTGTAAAACTCATACCAAATCTTTCTAAGTTGTCTTTGACAGCATCGAACGCTGTGCTAACTGACCAACCTGTTTTATAAAGATAAGTGAATATACCAATTAATGCTAATATTGGTGCTGCAATGGCAAGTATCGGGGCGGCAGCTGCCCATGCTGCGGTGGCTAGACCGCCTAGACCTAAACTAGATGCAATTAATAATCCGTTCCTAATTAATTCCAATCCGTTCATAATAGTCACATAACCCGCATATGCTACCAGAGCAGTTCCTAGTGCTAACAGAATAGGTTGTAGATTATCAGCAATAAATGTATACATCTTTTCAAATACTGGATATACATAATCCATTATTACGCCGCCGATAGTCTGTAGTGCGGGCCATACATAGGTTTGAATTATGTCACCTACTGCTTGAAGAGCCGGCCATACATCGACCAAAATTATTGCGGCTAAATCTAAGAATATAGGATATAAAGTATCTCTAATAAAATCTGATACTGCTGCAAACACAGGTTTCAGTGTGTCTAATAAAAATGTTCCAACTTCAGTTATCACTGCTGAGAAAATTTGAAATGCCGGAACCACATAGTTCATTACTAGATTTGCTGCAACTTCAAAAGCCTTTAACATTAGATCAAGAATTCCACTGTTGGCCAATGCCATTTGGAAACTGTTACTAAATGCCGCTAAATTCTGTTTGGCTTTTTCCATAGCTGCTGCCTGAGCTGCCTGTGCTTTTTCTTGTTCAGTTAGAGCTTTTTCTTTGCCGTTGATATCTCGTTTGGCTAATTCTGCAAGACCAATGTAAGTGTTACCAAATTGTTGACTGTTGTATAAGGCCTGTGTTCTTGCTTCGTCTGAGCCGGCAGCTACTTTTGCTTCTCTAATTGCACCTTTATAAGCATTGTCGTATTGTTGTTGAGTTAACTTACCACCACTCTTGATAATATTTCCCATGTTCATAACTTCTTGAGCAGTTCCGCCCATCTGTTGATTAAACATGATAGCAGCGTCAGAAGTTATGTTACCTGTGGCAATCATATCTTTAACAGCTTCTTGTTGTTCTTTAGGGAAACTGCTGACAAAGTTATTCATCATCTTAGCTTGGTCAGCATCAAGATTAGCAATGGCCGCACGGAATTGCGAGTCTTTCATTCTTGCTTCTTGTTCTTTTTGTAACTCAGCTCTGTTCTGACCTGTAATTTTTGCCAGTGCGTCTAATTCTTTTAGATACTGTCCTGCACCTTGTGCTAATTCTCTTGTTGATTTTCCTTGTAGTGCTCCAGAGGCTCCATACGTTTTAATGTAATTGGCCATGCCTTGGTTAACTTCAGCAGTGGTCATGCCTAGTCCGTAGAGTTGAGAACCAATACCGCTGCTTCTAATTTCTTTAGACATATTGGCAAATTGTTTAGCACCATTTTCTGTGGTTCCGCCAAGCATCATTAACGCTTCGCCGTTCTGTGCAATCAACTGACCAAACTTGTCCATGGTCATACCAGCTGCACTGGCAGCTCCAGCAAACGCATTCATACTACCGCCAAATGTAGCACCAGATGCTGTAGCAGCTTGATACGATCCTAGAGTTTTATCTGCGGCTGCGGCTACTACAGCAAATATTCCGCCTAATACTGGTATTCCAGAAAATACTGAAGCAGCACCTGAAAAAGTGTCTCCAACATTGGCAAACGAATTTACCAAGTTTGTTGCCTGCTGGCCTAAGGCCATGAAGCCGCCGGTGACCTGTTGTATTGGTCTTATTGCAGCACCGACAGCTTTTCCTAATCCAAACATGCTAGGAGCAGATTTGCCACCACCGCCCCCACCTTCCTTGCCACCATCGCCTTTACCGCCGCTTTTGCCTTTTTCTTCAAGTCCAGGCTTGCCGCCTTTTTTATAGCCGCCACCAGAGCCTTCGTTAATGGCCTTAAGTATTTCTTTTAAAGTTGCTTCCGTGGCCGCATTTTTGGCTTCGACAACACCAACTCCTGGAATATCAATCATTACACCGGCCATATTTTATTTTTTCCCCAGAAAAATGCGCATATAAATACATAACGCTAATTGTATTTATTGGAGAAAAAATGAGTGATTTATTAAATCAGCAATCAGAAGCAAAGAAAAACCCGCTGGCTGGTTGGTTTAGACAACCTAAGATCTATGTAAAACTACCTTCAAATGGCGAGTTTTATCCTAACGGAACATTAGATGTTAGCACTACAGGAGAATATCCAGTATATGCTATGACAGCCAAAGACGAACTAATGTTTAAAACTCCAGACGCATTATTGTCTGGACAAAGCACTGTGGAAGTTATCAAAAGTTGTTTCCCAGCTATCTTAGATCCGTGGAAGATGCCTAGTATCGATTTAGACTTTGTGCTAATCGCTATTAGAATTGCCACTTACGGTGAAATGATGGAAGTGGGCGCAAACTGTCCTCACTGCAATCACGAAAACAGTTATGACATTGATCTTAATCTATGGTTAAACATGTTTGCTAATTTTAACTATGTCAGTGACATTCCGTTTGATCCATTGACTATCCGTGTAAGACCTTACAGCTATCAAGAAATTACCAAAACATCAATCAAAACATTAGAACAGCAAAGAATTTTTAATATTATCAATGATGATCAAATAAGCGATGAAGAAAAAATGGATCGCTTTGGTAAGAGCTTTGTCAAGTTAACAGAACTCACAGTGGATGTTATCGGTGATTGTATTTCTACGATCAGCACACCAGACGGTGATGTTTCTGACAAAAAACAAATTAAAGAATTTATCAATAACTGTTCTAAAGACGTATTTGATAAAATCTCTAAACACGTCACAGGCATCAAAGAACAAATGGAAATGAAAGTGCAAAATGCCGAATGTGAAGAATGTCATAAGCAGTTTGACTTGCCTGTGACTATGGATCAATCAAATTTTTTCGCCGCCAGATCTTAAGCCTGCCCTTGCCTGAGATCATAGATTTGTCCAAGAAGATGGACAAAGACGTTAGGGCTGTAAAGAAAGAAGTTCTCAAATTGTGTTGGTATATGAGAGGTCTTTCTTATGCAGAAGGCATGAACTTAACTTGGGAAGAGCGAGATATTATCGGCGAGATTATCAAAGAGAATCTCGAAACTACTAAAAAAACAGGACTACCGTTCTTTTAAAGTTGGTTAGATAATTGAGCCAATGCAGATTTTTGTTGATCAGACAATTGCTGTCCTTTGAGCAAGGCTTTGAGAGATAATAAAGTTGTTTCATTATCGTCTACTGATATTTTTCCAGATTTAACTTTTTGGTAAACAATTTTTATCTGTGCAAGATCAGCTCTATATAATTCTTTACCTTGACTAGCAGCCATAACTGCTTCTTTTTCTAAATGTGCAGTAGATGATACTTTTTGTTTTACTGGCGCACTTTTTTGAGCAATAGGTTCATCATCAGTTTTAACACTGCCTTTGAACCATTGTGAAGGTGAAAATAATTTGTTAACCGCGTCATATCCAGTGCTGACATTCTTAGCACTTAGGTTGGCAAGGTCTCCTACATCACTTTCTGTGACTATTTCATTAATTTTCATTTTACAAATATGCTAGTTTCGCCTTTTCTTAGGCTGTCTTCAAACATCTTGCGTTTGTGTTGTTCAACTCGTGTTGCCAATGTTTCTGCAAGACCTGGATAATTTCTAATAATAGAATCACTTGTTGGACCCATTCTAGCTTCACGGTCTGCATCAATTTCTGCTTGACTAGGTGCTGCTGGTTTGGCTTTACGACCTCCACGCTTCTTAACAGGTGCAACATCATTACCTTGATCATCCATGCCAGCCTGTGCCATCATGCCTGCTAATTTAGGATTTTTAGCTTTCATAGTATCTAATGCTGCTTTTTCAGCATCTCCACCGGCATCAGCTGCCTGTGTTGCAGCTTGTCCAGTAGTTTGTTGTGCTGGTGCTGGTTCCGCCGTAGGTGCAGCTTTAGTTTGTTTTGCAGCAGCTTGTTTATCTTGTTCAGCTTTCCATGCAGGTGTCATTTCACCTGTAACACCATCATATTTGGCACCTTTGCCAGTTGCCGGATCCCATTGAGGCTTACCATCTTGTGTAGTTCCGGCTGCTGGAGCAGCGTTTGGATTACCAGGTTTAGCAGTATTTGTTTTGCTAACAGGAGCATTGGCCATAGTGTTAGGCTGTGCTGCTCCGCCTTTAGCTAACTGTCCTGCCATTTGTCCCATTGCTCCAGCGCCTGCATCGGCAGGCGCAGCGGCTGCTTTGTCAGCTGGTGCCGGCTGTGTCAACGACTTTTGTAACAACTGTAAAATACGTTGCTTGCCTTTCTTATCTAAGTTATTGATTTGAGATTTAACTTGAGCATAAACAGTTTGTCCTGCTTTCTCTGCACTAGCGCCTGCTGTGGCATCTGCTGTTTTCTTCAAAGCTGTTGCCGCAGCGCCAGTTTGTGGTTTAGCTGCTGCTGTGCCTTTTGGACCTTGCGCATTAATATCTTGTGCTGTTGGTGCTGATGGTTCAGCAGCTGGCTCAGCTGTTGGTGCTGCGCTACCCGCTGCTGGTGCTGCTGCTGTTGCTCCACCGCCTGCTGCTGGTGCTGCGCCACCTGCTGCTGGTTCAGCAGCCGGTTGTCCTTTCTTGCCCGCTAGTCCTGCTTTAACGCCTGCTATAAATCCAGGTTTTTTGCCTGCGGCTGGTGCTGCTGCGGCTGCATCGCCTCCGCCACCACTTGCGGCTGCATTACCACCTGCGGCTGGTGCTGCTGCGGCTCCTCCACTTGCGGCTGCATTACCACCTGCGGCTGGTGCTGCGTTTGGATCTGTGTCGCCTGCGCCTGCTACTGTTTGTTTACCAGCGGCAAATCCTTTTTTGACTGCTGCTCCTAGGCCTGCTACACCGCCTGCCACTGCGCCTACACCTTTGGCCAATGTGCCTACACCCTTGCCCACTGCTGTGCCGATCTTGTTAGCCAACGGACCTTCGGATAGTTGTTGATCTTCGGTTAGTAATTCTGTAATTTTCATATCAAGCGGTTCCTAGTTGTTTTTGTAGATAAGCAGCTATGCGCTGTTTACCTTTTTTATCTAATTTTAATACTAATTCTTTAATTGACGCATAGTCAGTCTTGCCTTTGGCTTTTTCTTCGCCAGGTGCGGCCTTTTGATCACCGGCGTTGCCAGCAGCATCACCTGAAGTTGGTAATTTAAGATCTGCATAGACCTTGTCAACAATACCTGCATCAACACCTTGATCCTGTAAAAATGCTGCTAGCTGATCCGAATCCGTTGGCGATCCTGCTTTCTTCCAGGCTGAATTTAACTTGTCAGCAGTTATTTTTGTGGTAAGATTTGTGCCAATTTGTCCTGCTTTCTGAGCAACTGCTCCAACAGCCTTACCTGCTGCACCTTTAACTTTATCCCACATCGGACCTTCATCGAGCTTGATCACACGATCAAACACTAGATATACCTGTCCTTCACTTAGCGGACGATTCTGCACATAGTAACTTTCTTTCTTTTCTTTTCCAGATGAACCGGTTGATGCTGC